CAAACTGTCTCCGGCCAAAGTCGAGGATCTTCTCCTCAAGACTGCCCAAAGTGATGGTCCCGGGACACCAATCATCATCGAGCAGGAACCAGGCTCTTCAGGAAAAGCATATGCGGAACACCTCGCGACGAACGTCCTCCGTGGATACAATGTCACCATCAAACCTGCAGGTGGTGAGAATAAGTGGATCCGTGCGCAGCCCTACGTCGCAGCTGTTTCCCATGGCCGCATCCTCATGCTTCGGGCCGTCTGGAATCAGGTTCACAAGGACGAACTTAAGGACTTCCCAAACGGTCGGTACGATGATACAATCGACTCTGTGAGCCAGGCTTTCATCGAGCTCCATCAATCCAACATCCTCGTCCCCACATGGGGTCGTCCAAGCCCAGCAGATACTGGTGTTGTCAAAGGTGATACAGGACGACTCATCCAAGGCATCACGTGGGGTCGCAGGACTCAACTATCACTTCCAGGTATGAGATAGAGGAATCAACTATGGCCAAAGACATGGGTAAGAGCGGAAGCAACGTCACATCGATCAGACAGAACGCCTCAGCTCTGATGGCAAGAATGGGTCTTGCCCGGCTCTTCGGAACAATGTTCGAAGGGAAGCGGAAGCTGTACGACGTATTCGGCTATCCGCAGAAGCTTAATGTCAATCACCTTCTGGCCAAATATCAACGGCAGGATCTGGCCTCAAGAATCGTCGATATGCCACCGGAAGAGATGTGGGCCCATCCGCCAAAGCTCAAGCCGACGCATGGTGTGAAGGCCAGATGGGACGATTTCACTGCCAGGACTCAGTTCTGGCAACGTGTCATCCAAGTGGACAAGCTCCTCAGTTTTGGCCCCTTTGCAGTACTGTGGGTCGGGATGAAGGGTGACTCCAAGGCAAAGGCCCCCAATATTGGCACAGTGGACGATATCCTCTACGTCCAGGCCTATGGCGGTGAGAACGTCACGGTCAAGTCGTATGAGGACGACACACAGAATCCCAGGTACGGACAGCCTGTCGACTACGAGATCAAGGTAGGTCCGGAAAACCAACAGAGGACCGCCATGGTCCATTACTCAAGGCTGATCCACATCGTCGATCGTCCCTTACAAGGTCTGATGTTCGGCGAACCCCGGTTGGCCCAGATCTACAATACCCTGGAGGACATCCTGAAGGTGGGGGGAGGTAGTGCCGAGCTCTACTGGCTGACAGCCAACCGAGGAATGCAAATCGACGTGGACAAAGATATGCAGCTCCAGACCGGCGACGCTGAAGCTCTGGAAGATGAGCTGGATGAGTTCCAGCACGAGCTCAGGCGCTACATTCGGACCCGAGGTGTGAAAGTGACGCCTTTGGGCGGAGAAGTCGCCGATCCACGCGGAGTTTTCGAGACTTTAGTGTCAATTCTGGCCGGAACCACGTCAATTCCGCAGAGAATTCTGACGGGGTCGGAAGCGGGCCAACTCGCGAGTGAACAGGACAGAGCAAACTGGGCGGAGTACATGGAGCGTCGCAGACGCGTCTTCGGAGAGCCCTACATCCTCCTTCCGACGTTCCAATTCCTGGAGGACAGACAATATCTGTCCAAGGACTCCACTATGAAGGCCAAACTCGGAACCGACGACTCGGCTTTTGATTGGCCTGAGGCTTTTCACATGTCTCCTCTAGAAGATGCGCGAACCCTTGCAGAGAAAGCCAGGGCAGTCGTGAATATGAGCCGCAGAGCTCAGTTTGGAGATCCGATCGTCTCCGACGAGGAATGCCGCGTCGTTTTGGGACTCCCAGAGAAGGTGAAGAGTGGAGACACAATGCCAAAGGCCCCCACAGGATCAGCAAACCCAGGAGCTGGGGCAGGTACGCAGAGAGCTAGTCCAACAGAAGCACCAGCAGCAACAGCCCCGGCAACTCGCGAGGCACCAGATACTCGCGGCGGACAATAGTTACCAACTACACTAGCAAGGAGAGCATCATGGCAACGAAGCAACCTCGCAAAGTCGCACTCATCAACGTCGCCGACTACCCGCGCGACAAGTACTCAGCGCACTGGCATATCGTCGTAGAAGGTAACGACGACGAAGGCTATCGCTGGCAAGCGACGATCTCGTCCTACAGTCTTGTTGGCTGGGACTACAAGGGACAGCGTACGGAGAAACGTCCCGATGTCCCGATGCCTGTCTATCCGCCGGATGTCCCTGTCTCTCAGGTCCAGTATCTGAAGATGGACGCGGAGGGACAAGCGCAAGTGGAGCGGTGGCAAGACGAGCGTAGAGCCCAGTGTGCGGCCATCTACGAAGCACACCCGAAGGCCTTATTCCAGACCGCCGAGCAAGTCGGTGTGACGGACACGAGGGACGAAGCCGACACGGCTGCGCAGCAATGGGTTCTGGCTCAGATGGAGAACTACAAGCGCCCCGAGCCAGCAGTGAACCCACAGAGTGGCCACGCAATGGTGGGCTTAATCTCAGGTGGCTGGATCCTCGATGCGCTATTCGAGGGCCTCCGCCGTCTCCTTAGCCCACTGATCTTCGCGCTCGCCTACTCGACGACCGTCCGAAACAACCGGATGTCGCAAGTGCTGAACGCGATCGACGGCGGTGCGGGTCCGGCTCTGTGGCGGATCTACGATGGTTCCAGACCAGCAACCTGCGGCACGGCAACGACGCTCTTGGCGGAGATGACCTGCTCGGATCCATCGGGCTCAGTCGCCTCGCAAGCACTCACGTTCTCGGCCATCACGGCAGATGCCTCGGCGAACGCGACAGGAACGGCTACGTGGTCCAGAATCGTGGACTCCACCGGTACCTGCTGTGTCGATATGAGCGTCGGTACTTCGGGCTCGGACTTGAACCTGAATTCCACGTCCATTAGCGTCGGCCAGGAAGTCTCGATCACCTCGGCGGTCATCACCGAAGGCAACCCGTAACCTGGAGGGTATATGCGTCACTCAATTGCAGGTCGTGGCACCAGCGTTACGTGGTCCGGTGTTCGCGCGGCATTCTCGCTGTTCGCCATTGCGGCAACCGGCGGGAAGCTGCGCGAGGTCGGCGTCACGAACACTACCGTCACAGCCTTGGCGGTCGCGCTGGCGCGCTTCACGAACGCCACAGGTGTTGGTGCGGCACTTACCGAGGCTGACTATGATCCGGCGCAGCCAGCAGCCTGTACTGGCTTCGCAGGCCACACGGCGGATGGCGCGGTAGGTCAGATTTTCCGGCAAGCAACCATCGCGGCGGCTGTTGGTGCTGGTGTGGTGTGGACGTTCGGTGATTCTGGCATCTTGATCCCGGTGGGTACGGGGAACGGTATTGGACTGATCGTTCCGACTGGTGCAGGTCAAGTCCTCGACTACTGGATGGACTGGGACGAATAATCCGTGCCTAGTTCAGTCACCATCGACGAGCGCACGTTCCCGGTAGGCCCGCCCATCACGCGGCAGGTGGACAGCTTTCCGGCGAACGTGAAGCGCATCCGCGTCACCATGACGCGCGTGAACTGGCCTGTGGGCAACGTGTTCAAGGTCAGCGTGCTCTGGTCGGACGGCACCGGGATTGCTCCCACGGTGGCGGGTGGTGTCGTTCTCGGCAAGGATGGTCAACCGCAGACGGTCTTCCCCTTTGAGTTTGAAGTTCCGCAGGAGGCGGATGGGAGCGGTGGCTTGCGCGACCGTAACGTGGTGCACGGTGACTTTTCGCTTCAGGTGTTGCAGGAGTTCACCAGTGCGATCACCATCGAGGCGCTAACGTGATCTTGCCAGTTCAATCCGTTGCGTTCAAGCTGGGTAGCAACGTCACTACCGTCGATGTGACGCTGAACGGGGTGGTGGCCGGGAATTTTCTAGCCATACAGGTAGGCATCATCCAGAACGCCACGCACCAGCAACCGGTGAATTCGCCTGATGGTAACGGTAACACCTGGAGCACGACGACTCCTTCTGCCCTTCAGGCTCTCATGGTCGAGTACATCAGTTACGCAATGAACGTCTCGGCGGGTAACACCACCGTCACGCTGGACCAAGGAGGTAGTGACCCTTTTGCTTACAGCGGCAGTTTCGGAGAATACTCTGGCGTGGCGCTCGCTTTGGCGCTTGATCAAGAGGCATCGAATGTGGGGAACAGCACAACTCCCACCACGGGAACGACGCCCCCGACCACGCAGGATGATGAGTTAGTGCTGGCGTGTGTGACAACCGATGTAGTTGCCGATCCAGTTGGCATTGACGTGCCACCTACGGCTGGGTACACGAATATCACGGTGGATCAGAATGGCACTGCGATTTGGGCATATGCCACGGACTACAAGGTGGTATCCGCCACCGGAGCGCAGAGCGCCGACTACGGCACCATTACCAGCAGCAATTGGGTTGCCAAGATTGCTACGTTCAAGGCGGCTGTGGCAGGTGAGCCGAGCGTAGCGCCGATCCGCGTCACCCAATCTGGGTTACGCTGGTAAGCCATGGCCATTTCCTTCGTCGGCGCGGCGACCGGTACAACGAGCGCGACACTGCCATCGTTTAACAGCGGCGATTGCGCGGTGGTGTTTGCCTTCCGCGATGGCTCGACAACGAATCCATCGGTGCCCGCAGGCTGGACAAACCTCACCAACACGCTCGATGGCTCGACCTGCTCTGTGTCAATCGGCTGGCGTAGGTTGCTGGTCGGCGACACGACAACTGGTACATGGACGAACGCCTCGATCATAGCGGTGCAGGTCTATCGTGGGTGCGAACCATTCATTGCACCGTTTCTGCTCGGTGGCACGGCGCAGGGCACGGTGAACACCTCGGTAGCGATGCAGACCTTCACTCTCAACCGCACGAACGCAACATCGTGGGTAGCTGGCTTTGTTGGTCACCGCAGCGTGGATACCGATCTGAACACGGCGTGGACTGGTATGACAAGCAGGCAAAACCCGGTCAACGCGACGGCGGAGATGGCGAGCCAAGACACAAATGGCGCGGTGTCCTCGTGGTCCACACAGACACGCAGCATCGGCGGTACGGCGAGCGGCTGGATTTCCTACACTATCGAGGTGAGGGCGCTGCAAGCGCAGACGCCCGGTGAGTTGATCCTGCCGCCGTTCGCGCCGATGAAACACAACCGAGACCACAGGTCGTGAGCAAAAACTTCACGAGAGGCTACCCGACCTACACGCGCGACCAGCGCAACTTGTGGCCGCAGATTCTCGGTGGGCTGGAACCACCACCAGCAGGAATCACGGGCACTGTCGCTAAGACAGAGGGTGCAGATACCAGAGCGATATCAGGCAAAGTCTCAGTCAGAGGCACCGTAGCCAAAACGGAGACTAGTGACACTCGTGCTATCGCAGGTAAGATCTCTGTTAAGGGCACTCTTACTCGCACAAATACGGATGATATCCAGGCTGCCTCGGGGACTGTAACGAACCCAGGAGTCAACGGCTCAGTCTCGCAGACCGAGCAACCAGATACCAGATCAATAGCAGGTAAAGTAACAGTCAAAGGTACTGTCTCGAAATCCGAGCAGGGTGATACCCGGGCTATTGCGGGTAAGGTCACAGCTAAGGGCTCTTTGGCTCGTACAAACGCAGCCGATACCCAGGCTGCCCAAGGTAAGGTTCGTTGGGTCGCAACGCTCGCCAAAACTAACCAGAATGACACTCAAGCTGCCTCAGGTAAAGTCACTGCCAAGGGTACGATCGCTCGGACTAACCAAAACGATACGCAGGCTGCTTCAGGTAAGGTTGCAATCAGAGGTACTGTCGCAAAGCTGGAACAAGGTGATACCCGAGTTCTATCCGGTAAGCTCACAGCTAAAGGCACTCTCGCTAGGACTAACCAGAACGACACGGCCTCTTTCACTGGGATGGTCGGCTCGGTTATCGTTGGTACAGTCGCTAAAACGGAGCAACATGACACCCTGTCAGCTTCCGGTCGAGTCGACATCGATGGTTCAATGTCTCGTACGGAGACCCACGACCCGGCAACGGCTTCGGGTAAGATCGCGTCTAGGGGTTCGCTCGCTAAAGCCAACCAGAACGATTCGCCATCAATCACGGCGAAGATCCGTGCTCACGGAACTCTCGCTCGGACGAATCAGAACGACACCCAAGCAGCAGCCGGCAAACTTCGGTACGTCGGTACCGTCGCAAAGACCGAACAGTCTGATACCAGAGCGATTACTGGTAAGGTCGTAACGAGGGGCTCTCTTGCTAGAACTGAGCAATATGACATCTCAACAATCACTGCTAAGGGTCGAATCAAAGGCGTTCTGGCCATCACGGAGCAACACGACGACCCAGATATGTTCCAGTTGCAGCCTTCACCACCGGCTGGCGAGGGAAATACGAAGCAAGGTTATAGGCCGAGAAGAATTGTAGACGGAGATCCCAACAGGATGATTACTGGATCCGATAGGATCCGAACCGCTAGGAGGCCCTAAATGTTCGATCCTAAGACCCCGCAGGAAGAAGACTCCTTCGGTTTCGACTACACTGATCTCCTCTCCGCAGGAGAGACGATCGTATCCGCTGTTGTCACAGTCGACGTGATCGATGGTGTTGACCCGAGTCCCGGTGCAATAATTGCTGGCTCCGCTAGTGTTGCGGGGCCGATTGTCTCGATCAAACTCCAGGGCGGTGTAGAGGGCGTCCTCTACTGTATCCACTGCCTTGCGACCTGTTCAACCGGTCTTAAGAAGGAACTCAAGGGTGACCTCCGTATTCAAGCAGAGTGCTAACAAGGCCTGCAGCCTGATTTGAGGGCCGTTGTGGCGCAAAAACTTCGCGAGGTAGTCAATCAAGCCAACGAGCTAGTTGGCTACACCCATTGGTGTCCGGGATGCAAAGGATCCCACTTCATACAGACGAATGGTCGCAACTCTCAAGGAGCTACCTGGAAGTTTAATGGTAATCTCGAGAGTCCAACGTTCAGTCCAAGTGTTAGATGCTTCACGAATAAGGGTAAGTGGGAGGGAGACAAATGGACACCAACAGGTCCTGATGTAACAACATGCCACTACAATATCACGGACGGTAGCATTATATACCATGGGGACTCTCCACATCCTCTAGGAGGTCAGACAATCCCGTTACCGGATTATCCCGAGACCATCATTTGACCACTAAATTCCCGGTGACACTTTTCTCAGAACCATTTATAATGGAGGTATGGGAAGTCCTGGTAGTGAGGAGAACTGATGCCCGCCGCATTTGACAGGTGCGTTTCGGAAGGTGGCGCAGTTCGCACGGTCAGTGGACCCAACAAGGAACACAGGCTGAAGGAAGGCGAGTATGTCAGATACTGCACCATGGGAGGCAAGACTCACCGGGGCGAGGTACACCAGAAGAAGAAGGCCACGAACAGCGGAGCAGACGGAGTGTCACATCAGCACGTCCGAATACAGGTAGGTCAGGACGGGAAGGTCGAGACCAGAAAGTGGAACGGTCGAGACCATCTCGTCGTGCCCGCAATTATGTTAGTCGAGGGAGTCCTCCACTCGAGTAACGCCGATCATCCTGCACTTGCGTTGTCCGAGGAATTCGGAATCTTCCCCCAGAGCTGGGATGGCCGTCCAATCGTCTTTGGTCACCCAAACGAGGATGGCGAGGCAGTCTCAGCGAACAGTCCCGGGATCTGGGAAGATCAAGTCATCGGCCACTTGTTTGGCTCTGGCATGAAAGGCAAGAAGAAACTCCGGACATATATGTGGCTGGACAAGGCGAAGGCCCCGAAGAAGGAACTCGAGGCCCTAGAGAAGGGCGAAACGGTCGAAGTATCAACAGGGCTATACGCCCTCGAAGAGAAGACCGAAGGTCAGTTCGAAGGCAAGGACTACAAGTCAATCTGGCGCAATATCGTGCCGGATCATCTCGCACTACTCCCGATAGGTTCCGTTGGCGCGTGTAGTATCGCCGATGGTTGCGGAGCTCCCCGAACCAACCAATCAAGCGAGGCATCCATGACTGCAGCTGCGGCCCAGCCCCAACAGAATTGCGCGAAGTGCGCTGAACAAGTCCAGGCCAATACGCGAAAGGCCCTGGAGAGCTTCTTCGCTAAGAGTGGGTTGCAGACCAACGAACTCTCCGATACCGACAAACGGTCGGCTGTCGAGATGGCACTCAGCGAAGCCTACGACGGCAACGGCTGGTGCATGATCCTCGCGATGTTCTCCGATACGGTCGTGTACGCACACATGGATCCGCAGTCGTATAAGTGGGAAGTGTACCAGAGAACCTACTCAGTGGCGGAGGGCGGGGCGATTTCGCTCGGCTCCGACATCACTGAAGTGAGGGCCGAAACGAAGTACGTACCACTCGTCATCACAGTCGAACAAACCACCACCACCACCAACGTAGGAGCAGAGAACATGAGCAAACCGAACGAAGCAGCCCCGAGTGGCGCGCAACCGGCGGCCAACGCACAACCCGCAGTAGCAGCTGTTGCGGCGCAGCCTGTGGTTCCGGCCGTCGCACAAGTCCCAGCAGTAGCAGCAGTAGCAGCAGCAGGGGTAGCACCGATCGTCGCTGCGGTAGCGTCAGCGGAACCGAAGAAGGCGAAGTCGATGGAAGAGCTGATGGAGATGGCCGAGCCCAATGTCAAGACGCAACTCCAGAGCATCATCAAAGTCAACACCGATCGTGCTGCGGCGCTGATCAAGAGCCTGGAGAACAAGGTCGGCCTGGACGCCAACGAGCTGAAGAGCCTCTCCCTGGAACAGCTCGAGAAGATGGCCACCAAGCTGAACGGCGGTCAGCCAATCGACTATTCCGGTGCCGGTGGCGGAAGCGTCGCAGCGAATGCCGCAGCCGCAGTTCAGGGCAACGGTCAGCTGGACTTCACGCCAGCGACTCCAGTGTTCGCGGAGAACGAGCAGGTTCCGGCGAAGCAAGTAGTACCCGGCCGTAAGGCAGCGTAGCCCCAACGGGGCGTAGTCAAGTCGTCACATAGTCGACGCAAAGAAACCGAACTAACCCTGAAAGGGCACTACCATGGCAAGCAATACCATCTGGCTGAAGGGCGAAGGCCAAGTCAAAGAAGCAGCCGCTGGGGGCGCAATCACTCCGGGTCACCTGATCAACTACAACACGTCCAAGCAGTTCGTCGTTCACGGTACGGCGGAAGGCAACGCCTACCCGATGTTCGCCCTCGAGAAGGACTTCGTCGGCAAGGACATCAGCTCCGCCTACAGCTCGACCGAACGTGTCCAAGCGGTGATTCCGCTGAGAGGCGCCGAGATCTATGCGCTCCTGCCGGCGAGCGCTCTGGCAGTCGTCATCGGCGATGAGCTGGTGAGCAACGGCGACGGCACGCTGAAGAAAGTCACTGCCGGCGCGGTGACCGTGGGCAATCTGCGTCGAGTACTGGCGCGTGCGCTCGAAGCCGTGGACAACTCCGCCGGCGGTACGGTGGTTCGAATCAAAGTCGAGACCGTCTAGGTCCCAGTTCAGTCCAACTCAGGAAAGGAAGCACTAATGAATCCGAACCAAGTCGAAGGACTGGTGCAAGGCGGTCAGTACCAGCCGGGCTCCGTGGCCGCAAGGCTCATGGCGAACGGGCTCAATATCAACGCCCTCCGCACCAACGATGTACTCCGCAAGGAGGAGTGGCTGCTGTTCGATCGCACCGTGGTCGAAGTCGCCCGTCCACGGCTCGTGGCAGTCGGCGATCTGCTGACTCGCGGTCTGCGCATGCCAATCGCCAACGCGATGGGCACAACGATCGTCCAGCACGAGACGTCGAGCGACATGTCGGCTGCCGACATCAACATGACGGGTCTGGCGGAGGGCGAGCGTGACCGGGTGCTGTTCAGCCAGGTGAACACGCCACTGCCGATCATCCACAAGGACTTTCAGTTGTCCTTGCGGAACCTCGAGTCGGGGCGTCGGATGGGTCAGCCAGTCGATACCACGATGGCAGCGATCGCCACGCGCAAGGTCGCGGATGCGGCCGAAGCGATGGTGTTCAACGGCGCGAGCGTGGTGGCCGGTGGCGGGACGATCTACGGCTACAAGAACCATCCCTCCCGTAATACGGGTTCAACCACGACGGACTGGGATCTCGGCACCACGACCGGTGAAGTGATCCTGACCGACCTGATGGCGATGATCGCCAAGGCCGTGGCTGACAACATGTTCGGCCCGTACATCGTGTATGTCAGTGTCGCCTCCTACGTTCGCCTGCTCGGCGACTTCAAAGCGGCCAGCGACAAGTCGATCATCTCCCGGCTGCTGGAAGTACCGGAGATCGCAGCGATCCGCCCGACGTCGCAAGTCGCCACTGGTGCGGAAGTCCTGCTGGTGCAGATGTCCTCGGACGTCGTCGACTGGCTGGATGGCCTGCAACCCACGACCGTGATGTGGGACTCGCACGGCGGCATGATGATCCACTTCAAGGTCATGATGATCGGTGCACCACGCATCAAGTCCGATCAGACGGGCCAGTCAGGAGTCGTGCACTACACGTAAGCGGCCTGAAGCTCAGGAGCGCACGAACGGCAATAGCATCGGGATGGTGGGGGCCGAGACCCCCACCATTTGTTTCGTAGTCAACTAGTCAGGAGATCATCATGGCAAAGTTCAAGGTCGCAGCAGGCAAGCATCACCAGCGTCAAGCCGATGGGTCGGAAAAGACTTTCAACCAGGGCGACCCGATCGAGATGTCGGCGTCGGAAGCCGCCAAGTTCCCGAACAAGTTCGTTCCCGTCATCGAGGACGAGCCAGTAGTCGCGGTCGCGGCCGCGGCCGAACCCGAACCCGAACCGAACAAGACGCCGACGCCGACTTCGAAGTCAGCACTAGTCGGTCCGAAGACCAGCAAGTAACGGGAGACTCTTGTGGCCAGAGTAGGACAGGCGGAAGTACGTAGTATCGCGGGACTGCCAGACCAGGCGGCTCCGGCGATTATTACTGCCATCCCGGTTGCCTCTACTCTAGTCACGGAGAACCTTGTAGGCCAGGGGATGACAGATGCAACGCTTAAGAACATCGAGCTCTTCCTTGCGGCGCACTTTGCGACGCTGTCTTGGGAGAAGGGTCCCTTAGCTGCAGTCCAAGTCGGTGAGGCTACCGAGAGGTACCACGATATCTACAAAGCTGGTTTCAGCTCCACCCGCTTTGGCCAACAGGCTCTTTTGCTTGACAGATCCGGGATACTCTCGGATATGTCGGCGAACGCTACGAGCCCAATGAGACGTGCCGAGTTCACTGTGATCGGTACTCCTGATGTGGATCCCCTGGAGTGAAGCACTAATGGGCATTCTCGTAGGCCGTCTTCCGCACAAGCTGACTTGGTGGAGAGTCACTGGAGGAGATGGCTTTGGCGGTGATACCTTTGCATCCCCAGTATTGATCGATGGGCGGTGGGAGGATCGTCAGGAGACCTTCTATGGTGCCCTGGATCGCCGGGAATTGATCAGCAAAGCCGTCGTGTTCGTAGATCGGGACATGGCAGTTGGTGACTTCCTCCTGCAAGGTAACCAAGTGGCCCAAAGCTCGCCCGTGGCTATTGCTGGAGCACTAAAGATCCAGCGCTACGACAAGATTCCTGACCTTCGCTCACTAGACGAAGTCAGAAGGGCGGTCCTCTAATGGCCACCAGGATTAAAGCCGATTTCCAGCCAAGACTCCCCGGGCGTGTAAACGAGGGGAGTCACGCATTCTACCGACGGAGCTCCATGATCTCTGCACGTGAGAGCATGGCGACTGTAGTTAGGAACTACGAAAGAATCATCAAGCAGCTCCATAGCGTTACGCCTGATGCTGTCAGGAATGCGCTCGAGCCTGTCTTCAATAAGAGTCTGGAGTACGTACCCTACAAATCGGGTCGCCTGTCCGAGTCGGCGATTCTCGAAGTGGAAGGGAGCCCAGGCAACATCCGAGGATCAATCACCTACGGCAACCACGAGGCTTGGTACGCTGCATTGGTACACGAGTACGTATGGCTTAACCACAATCCACCGACTCGTGCCAAGTATCTACAGTCTGCCCTGGAGGAGGAGATGGATAGCTTCCTCACTTCACTGGCTGTAGACTATGCCTCGGCACTGGGGATGGTATGAAAGATCCAGCCATCTGCATTAAGGACGTGATCGTAGGAGCACCCCCCCTTGGAGCCTTCGGGGCTACGACGGGATGGGGCGTGTTTCTCGGAGCGCTTCCTTCAGTGCCAGACACGATTATTCTCGTCAATAGGACTGGTGGTCGTCCTCCCTTCCCTCACTTACTCCTGAACGAGCCTTCAGTTCAGGTAATGGTTCGAGGCTCAAAGAATGGTTACGTGGATGCGAGTAACAAGATCCAAGCAATCGTCAATCGCCTTTTAGGGATGACGACACAGGTTCTCCAAGGGGATACCTACCGGTCTTGCAACCAGGTCGGTGATGTGAGCTATCTGGGGCAGGACGACAATACTCGCCCGATGTTGGTGGCGAATTTCTGGTTCATAGTTGAGCCCGCGGCGGAAGCCGGCGGAAACAGAGTCGCTATTACCTAGTAAAGGAAAGGACAAACCATGGCTGCAAAGCGCATCGAAATCTCCGCCGACGACGCAACCTATTACCTTCTTCCTGGAGGTCAGGGCGAAATCAGTCGCGACGGAGCGTCAATCGACGACACCATCTTCGGGCAGGTCTACAAGTCTGCCCTGACGGGTCCAATCACGTGGGGTATCAACGCCAACGCTGTGTACAAGGGCTTCCCGGGTTACGCCGCGAAGATCCTCAAGCCCGGTACCTCAACAGCGATGTCGGACGAAGCGATGGCCCTTGTTTCGGGCAAGACGTACCGTATTACCGCAACAGCCAAGCGCGCAATCGACCGCGCAACGACGGTAGTGGTAGAGGACAACGCTGTCGATCACACAGCAGACGTCGATCATATCGACTACTTGCTGGGGACGGTGACGTTCAAGTCAGCCTACACGGTTACGGGTTCAGTCACTATCACGGGGAATTACTTCCCGATGACGGTGGCGATCGCCAAGTACACTGGCTTTACGCTCAACATGACGGCCGAGGCCCTTCGTACCTCCGATATGCCCGCACTCCAGGCGAACTCGGGGTACCATACGCACTCGCCAGGTCTCAAGACCGTTACCTTGGAGCTACCGAACGTCTTCTTGGCAGCCGACGGGTGGGGCGATGAGGTCGATGACCGCCAGGAATGGTTGATCGAGATCAACCCCGATGGCACTGGGTGGTCAGGCTCCATTGCACGGGGCTTCTTCCGTCTCATGTCCCAAAGGCAGTCGGGTAACGTCGGGGCACTGGAAGATGAGAACCTCCGGTTCGAGCTGAACGTCCCGTACTATGCCTCGACGCCGGGTCTCACGTCGCCGTTCAACTGGTTCCATTCGACGTCGCCACTGTCGCCGATTCCGACGGCCATCAAGACCTGTCTGGATCGGTTCCTCGGGGATCTGCCGATCTATGGCAAATATCTCCACGACGGTGTCGCCGGCTGGAAAGGTGCAGGCGTCCTGACGAGTCTCTCCCTCACGGCTGGGATGGAGTCGGTCAATACGTTCGCCGTCAACATCCAGGGTAGCGGACAGCCAACCGCGGCGTAAGATCAATTACCGAATCACCTAGGGGCAAGGGTCTGAAATTAATGTCCGGCGCTCCTAGGCCCCTTTCAACGTAGAGGAGTAGAACATGAACACAGTACGTGATAGTATTCGTGGCAAGATCCTGGACGAGAAGATCCGTCGGATCGTAGTAGAGCTTGACGACAGTACACAGGTGGAAGTCCGCCAAATGTCGATCGGGCAGATGCTCGATGCAGTGAACGAGACCGACAACAAGAAGCGCATGGCGAGTTATCTCATCTCATGTTGCTTCGTACCTGGCACTGAGGACCCCGTCTTCGAGGCGCAGGACTTCGATGTCCTGATGGGACTTCCGGCTGGTGGTTACTACCAGAAGCTGATGGACGCGATCAACAAGCAGCTCCTACCGGCGGAGCTCAAAGCAGCGGGAAAAGACTAAAGCAGGACTCCTACCAGTTCTTGATCCAGAGCGTCGGATATCATCTGGGTAAGACAGAGTCGGAGGTAAAGGTGATGGGGGGCGACGAGTTCGCCCGCTGGGTCACGTACCTCAAGGAGCACGTGTACAAAGATGGCCACCCGCCGAACAATCGATCTAGGAACAGTCGGATTCGGTCTCGTACCTGAGACTAGGGCGCTCGAGCAATCACTTACCCAGCTCCGCAAGTACGGTAAGGAAGTCGAGCGTCTTGGTCAGATCGAGGACGATACTGTCCAGAAGCAGTATCGGAAGTTCGCCAGCATCGAGCGTATCCTCACTACACTCTATGTGAGGACTTCGGCTGTTATCGCCCGCATGAGAGAGGCGGGAGTTTCTGCGACGGAAATCGACAAGATTGATCAGGCGTATAAGAGAGTCAACACGACTCTTACCAGGCAGGCTGATTTACTGAGTCGGTCGCAGATCGCCCGAGCGTCCATCGGTATGGGCGCTGTCATCTCAGGTGGTAATCGGTTGGCAAGTCAAAAGGAGGTGGGCGGACTAGCGCTTGCCTTCAGGGACCTTGAGCGGGCTGCCATTCTCGCAATTGGTCCTCTGTCAGGAGTCGGAGCGCGCCTCGCAGTCTTGGCCGCGCTCTTCGAATCCGTTGGTAGCTCGATGACGTTGATGATTGCCGGAGCAACGGGCGTTGTCACAGGCATTGGCCTCCTCGCTGCGGCAGGTGTTAAGGCCACGATGGACATGGAGCGCTTCAACGCCCAGTTGACAGCGTCTACCGGCGCTGCAGTCTTAAATGCCGATACGTACGCCTACCTTCTGGAGCTGTCTAACAGGCTGGGCCAGAACGTACGCAACCTCATCGAGCCCTACGCTAAGTTCACGACTGCCGCCCGATTGTCGAATGTTAGTCTCCAAGACCAGCGGAAGATCTTCGAGGCTGCTACCGTTGCTGGTACCGCTATGAAGCTCAATAGCGAGCGCATGGGGCTCGTATTCTTAGCCCTGGAGCAGATGTTCTCCAAGGGCACGGTTTCAATGGAGGAACTCCGCAGACAGTTAGGCGACTTGCTGCCGGGCTCCTTTGCGATTGCTGCTCAGGCGATGGGAGTCACAGAAAGTCAGTTGACCAAGATGATCAAGAACGGGGAAGTTCTGGCGAGGGATCTCCTCCCGAAAATGGCCAAGGGATGGATAGAAGCCTTTGGACCTGCGGCATCTCAGGCTGCAATTGCTTTGCAAGCTCAGCTCGAGAGGCTTGGTTCGGCCAGCTTCGAATTGCTCAAGAGGTTCGATGCCGTTACTGGGTTCTCCAAGCTCTTCCGGGAAGCTGTAATTGCCACTCGTCTGACCCTGGAGTACCTCACTAAGAACATGGAGACTGTTATTGCACTCTTCGGTGCCATGGCAGGAGCCGGAGCCGGTTTTCTAGTATACCAGCTCTTTGCTCGGTTGCCGGCAGTGATTATGCTCACTGTTACAGCTATGAAGGCACTTATAGCGTCCATCATCACGCTCGATCTGGTGACACTCGCTACAGGGTGGGGTGCACTCCTTAGCGTGATGGCCAAAGCGGCGGCTGTCATCATAGGGGCCGTTGTAGGCTACAACCTCCTGAAGGATGCGATCCAGTCTGTCCAGACTCCTATGGAGGATTGGGTAAACGAGTCTAAGGCCTGGCTCGATGTCCAGGAGAAGATCGGCAAGTCGCACAAACAGACTACCGACGAGATCAAGAAGGGTACACAGGAAAGATTGCAGCTTCTGACTGTTGAACTCTCGTCCGCTCATGAGATGTTGCGTCTGACAATAGCCTCTCAGAAGGCTAGGATGGACGAGGTAAATATCAAGCCGAGCATCGCAGCTCCCTTCGGCGGTACATTCCTGGGTATTCAACCAACAGGTGAGTCTCCTGAAGTAACTGCCGCTCGCAAGCGGTTACAGACTCTGGAAGATCTCCGGAAGGAGATGGAGACTACCCTGGATCGTCTGTCCAAATTGAAGCCTACTAGCGTCGCTGGTGGGGAAGAACCTGGGACTCAATGGGCAAACTGGGCAGAGAAGATCAAGCAGAGTATCCGCGAGGTCACCGGACTCGGCGAACAGCTAAAGGCCTCAGAGCTTGGACAGGGTGCCATTGAGCAGGCCAGAGGGATGGCTAAGGCGATCGAGATGATGTCCGATCAGCCTGAGAAGGGTCGTGGTAGTCTTATTGGTCTCGCAAAGGCCTTGAAGGACGCTGGCTTCGAAGGTGGGAACCTTACGGAGCAGCTGGCCAAGATGTATCTCCTAATCGAGCAGCGCAAAGACACACTCAAGGAACTCGAAGCGTTGCCGGGTAAGGCAGCTACAGCCGGTGAAGCTATCGCGAAGATGTTCGAGACGGTGGAAGCCCGACGCCAGGCAGCCACGGTGGGCGAAGTTGGTGAACAGACCCAACTGGAGAAGCAGCTTGTCACAATGACGGAGCACTTCGACGTCCTCAAGAAGATGGGCCTCACGCAGGAGCACATCAACACGTTAGTGGCAGAGTTCCGCAAGCAGTGGAAGGAGATGTCGGACGCGGAAGATGCCAGCAAGGAAGTTGAAAAGCTGACCAAGGCCTTGGAGCACCTGGACAATCAGTTGGGCGATAAGAGCACCCGAGTATTGGAGGAATATCGTGACCGGATTGAGCTCGTCTGGCGAGCTTTTGGCCAGGGTATTGGGACGATAGAGGACGTGGAACGCCGTCTCCTCCTGATCCAGGACGATATGAATCGCAAGGTTGTCGACCGAGCAACTGTGTTTGGTCGGAGCCTTAAAGAGACATTCAGGGAGATCGAAGACACTGCCGCGACAACGCTTGCCAAGATCTCGATGGGGCAACAGATCGGCTGGAAGGAAATGTTCGATAAGATCCTCCAGTCGGCACTCGAGTTCATGTACAAGATGACGGTTGTAGAACCAATCATGAAGGGACTCTTCGGAGGTCTCTACACTGGACAGACAGGAGATGCGAATACTGGCGTCTTCGAAGCAGCTCTGAGGAAGTTTGGTGGCTTAGCAATCGCGTCAACTATGCCTAATTATCCGAGCTACCAGGGAGTCGATGAGGCGGGCTTCAATGATATTGACTGGCTAGGCGAGAATGCTTCTGGTGGAAGCTACAAGATCGGTGGATCAGGTAGCTCGGATAGCCGAGTAGCTGCTATGAGAGTCTCCCCTGGAGAGCGGGTAGACGTTCTCACTCAAGAGCAACAGCACGCCGCTGGAGCTGGGATGTCCATTAAAGTCATCGTCCGCAATGAGACAGGAGTTGTCATGGAGGCGACTCAAGGTCCAACTACGTTCGATGCCGAAGGAGCAGTTGTGGAGATGTTCTTCCGTCGTATGCGCAGAGACGCTGGAGCCCGTGAACGGCTCGCGTCCCTAACAAGAGCTCCGACATTCTAAGGCGATAGACATGGCAGCCTTTCCACATTCATACGCCAAGATCCTTGCTGAAGGGTACGAGAAAGATCGTGCCTCAGCTCTTGTTCGTACTCCCATGGAAGACGGGATGACGAAGCAGCTAAAGGTCCGCAGCCGAGTCTTAGTTGGTCGTTCGTTCGTTGTCGCCATCGCGAACTTATCGGACTACCAGAGCTTCATTACTTGGTTCCAGACGACCATTAACTATGGTGCCGACTGGTTCGACTTTACTGACCCTGAGGATAGCGTCGTCCGGACTGCACGTGTAGTCAACAAGCTGGACAAGGAACGTCCTATTGTTGGTCTGGGACAGTGGCGTATCCCAATTATGATCGAGACCTGGAGTGGCTAAGAGCTACACCTCGAACTTCAAGGAGAAGGTTGGCTCTTCATCGGGTCAGGAACCCGTCTACCTCCTCGAGATTAGTCACCTCCAGCTGGCCACACCTGTGCGTGTTGTGAACGACACACAGGATCTGAGCTTCTACCCCGCTAATGACCTCTCAGGTCAGGCGACTGCAGGTACCTCGAACACTCTCACGCTGGCGGTAGGGTCGTCTTCAGTCACTGACTTCTACAAGGATTGGCTCCTCCGACTTATTTCTGGTCCTGGATCAATCCAAGAACGGTTGATTTCTGCCTACAACGGTTCGACCCGAGTCGCAACGATCAGTCCGAGATGGGCTACCAATCAATTCCCGGGGTTCACAGAAGACTTTGCCAACGGCAATTGGGTGGTGGGGGATGCCGCCAACCCGAAGCTCCCAAACACTCTAGACATTAGTGCCCCTGACGGGACCTTTACTGCATGCAAATGGGTGTTAAACAGTATCGCTTCCAACCGTAGCTTTGGACATAGTGGCTCAGGTGTTCCTGCTCCTGCCAATGGACGCACGGATGTATTTTCGTTCTACGTTTACATTCCTATCAGCAATTCAGGTGGTGCTTTCAAGGCGTATATGTTCGCCACCGGGGAGATTCCAACTGACTACGTGGATTTGAATGTGTTGCCAAGGAACTCCTGGCAGAGGGTGAGCTATTCCCATACTTGGGGCGCTGGAGCTAGCGGTACTATCGTTCCCCAGTTTCACCAGAATGCGCCTGATACTGTGGGCGACATGATGTATATCTGGCATCCACAGTTGGAGCTCGGCGTAGCACTTGGTGACTATGTCAAGGCAGACACTGCCGCAGTTGTGACTCCGACTTCTTCCACTCTGTACGGATTAGTACAACCTCGAACCTTTGTTGCATGTGCTTTCCGGATTCAGTTGCCGGATGACATCTCTAAGTCGATCCCGCAGGTGCCTATTTCCATCGACAACGTTGGCCGTGAGCTCACACAGTTCCTCGAGCAGTCCAACGGTGGTAAAGGTGCTACGGTACGTATTATGCAGGTAATGCGTGATACCCCAGATGTCATCGAGCAGGAATACACTCTCCTACTGACGGGCGTTAGGCAGAATATGCTCGAGGTCCAGGGGCAACTGTCGTACGAGAACTTTCTTGACATACCCGCTTTGGCCGCGACGTTTACGCCAGAGCTTGCACCGGGGCTCTTCTAATGGCCGCCGTCCTTACTCTGTCAGTCCACTGGTCAGAGAGTTACGTTGGCCGTCCTTGCGGCGATGGAGCCTTCGACTGTGTGGATCTTGCTATCCTGGTGCAGAAGGAAGTATTTGGCCATGATATCCAGGGACTTGCTGAGCGCATGTACCGCGGTCATAAGGGCATCGCAAAGTTCCGTCGTATGTCGGAAGAGATAGCTCGCCGTCGAGGGGACTACGTCGATCCTGTAGTGGATCCGAAAGAGGGCGATGTAGCACTGATTAAAACTCGGGGCTACTTCCAACATGTAGGGGTGTTCTGCAGTATCCATGGGGAAGCCTGGATTCTCCACGCAGCTGATGGTAACGGTCAGGTAGTCTTGCAGCGCGAGAGGATGCTCCCGATTAGAGGTCTGACTGTAGAGGGGTACTACAGGTGGAAGTAATGCAGCCAGCTGTCGTTATTTCACCACATCCGTTCCTTCCCTTGAAGGATCGGGAGATCGTCTTTGCCGAATTCCAGCCCGGCGAAACGATTGGTCAGTATCTCCGGCGACAGGGTCTCACAAGCAGATTCGGTCTCGACGGTCGACGCCCTGTTGTGTGTACCATCCAAGGGTATCGGGTTCCGTTCGAGATGTGGCCTCATATCCGTCCGAAGTCCGGCTACCTTGTAGAGTTTCACGCCGCCGTTAGAGGAGGGGGCGACGGGAACAAACTTGGTAGGACTCTAGGAACGATCCTCATTGCGGTTGCGAGCTATTACACTGGAGGTCTCGTCGCGGCTGAGTACGGTGCGATGATGGGAGCCGCCGCTACAGCTGCGACTACAATTGTTGGTGGCTTAGCCCTCAACGCGATCTTCCCGCCACCGAAGCCTCATATCGCCAATGAAGGCGATACCTCACCCACCTACGCGGTTGAGGGTGGATCGAACCAGATGCGTCGCTACGAGCCGATGGTCAAAATTATCGGTACGCATAAGGTCTTCCCTGATATGGGAGCTCAGCCGTACAACGAGTTCCAAGGTGAGGATCAGTTCGGATATTACATCTTTGACCTCGGCTATAACGACGTTGAGCTTTCCGACATGAAGATCGGGGATACTCCGCTGGAGAGCTACACAGGAGTAGCCTATGAGATCAGTGAGATGGATGGGGTTCTCAACCTTTTTCCTGGTAATGTGGACTCAGTTGCGGGCGAGGCTCTTACCGCTGCGGCTAGTTGGATCCAAAGGACGTCAAGTGCGAATGCCACGCAGTTAGCTGTCGAGGTCACTGGGTATCTATTCCAGATCTCTCCTCAGGGTGATATCTGGAATAATACCGTTACGATCGAGCTCAACTATCGTAAGGTAGGATCTTCGACTTGGCTCAAGCTCACCCAGGCAGACGACTCGATCCCCTTCCTGATCGACTGGAGAGCCGTACCAGCGTCGTTGGCTCAAGCCCTGAGGGACTACCTTCTCAACCTCTCAGCTCCGGACGGTGAGATCACGATCCAGAACAGCAGCCGAAAGCCTCTGCGGCGTACATTCGTCTGGCCAGTGGCTAAAGGTCAGTACGAGGTTCGCGTACGTCGTGTATCAGCGGAATCGACGGACGAGAAGTTCGTCTCCGAAGTTATCTGGTCACAGCTTCGCACGTACCAGCCAGATACTGTAGACTACACCGGTCGCAAGCGTATTGCTCTGAAGGTTAGGGCTACGGGACAGATCTCTGGCCAGCTCCCAGCATTCAGTTGTATTGCTCGCGCCAAGACTCAAGTATTTGGAGCGGCGTATCTCTCTTTGCCTGCTACAGGCGGGAACTACGCAAGTACTCAGGATAGTGTAGTGCTAGATGCACTTACCGCGAATCTGGATATTCGCGTGAAGGTGAGAGTCACTGACTGGACCGGAGCTGACTACCAAGTCTTCATTGCCAAAGATACTGGCGCTGATCCAGGACGAGTGTTCGGGCTCTATATCAGTAATGCTAGCTCTGGGGAGCTTCAGTTCTTCCGCTCCGTCGCTGGCGTAGCGCAATTTGCTAGTGGTGGCGATCTAGTCCCTGGTTTCGCGAACGGATCAATGCATTGGATTGGTGTTAAGCACAACGCGACTAGTGGTGCAGTAACATTCTGGAAGTCGGACGACTACGACCCCGTGACCGAGATCGGAACGTGGGTTCAGATCGGTAGCACAAAGACACTTGCTACCGGTACCATTGATACGAACAACGCCGCGGTTACGATCGGAACGGTTTCTGGGGCTAACTATCTGCTCGGTGGTGAGGTCCACTACGCCGAAGTTCGTAGCGACATTGATGGCCCCATCGTTGCCAAATTCGACCCGGGTGATGGGTTACCAGACGCAACCTTATTTGTAAGCCAGACAACAGGTGAGGTCTGGACTATCAATCAATCAGGTAGTCCCACAGCTGACTTAGTAGAGGTGCCTGGTCAATGGCCTATTCGTCAGACCTCTAATCCTGCCTGGTGGTACCTGAATACTCTTCGCGGTCAACTCCTAAACGGCCGACGTATCTGGGGTGCGAATGCCTCCGAGTCGGCAATCGATGTTGAGAACATCCGGGATTTTGCCGACTGGTGCGACTCACAAGGCCTGACAGTCGACATGGTACTCGACCAGCAGATGTCGGTCTTCGATGTGCTCCAAGCTATTGCACTAATGGGTCGTGGTACGCCCTCCTGGGGTTCCGGCAAGATGGGTGCTGTCTGGGACGCTCCGAACTTGCCTGTAACTGCTGTATTCGGGATGCACAATATTGTCGCAGGTAGCTTCCAAGTTGTGTACACTACCGAGGATCTAGCTGACATTATCGAGGGTGAGTTTATCAATCCCGCACTGGATTGGCAGCGTGATTACGTCCGCGTAGCCGTTCCAGAAGCCACTGGTCAAGCAAATGTCCGACGTGTCCAGCTCTTCGGGCGTACGAACAAAGAGTTGGCAGCAGAGGATACCAACCTCTATGCCGCTACGAATGCGTATCGTAACCGGGGCTACAAGTGGACTTCTGACTGGGAAGCGATGCCCTCGGCTAGGGGAGACGTTGTCCAGCTCTCTCACGACTTGGCCTCGCTCGATTACTCCGGGCGCTTGATGGAGGGTTCTACGTCTACTAGTCTTAAGCTTCCTCGTCAGGTTCCTCTCTATGCTGGTGGATCTTTCATTGTCATCATCAAGCCCGATGGTACGTACGCCACTTACTCAGTTAATGGTGGAACAGGTAATACGGACACGCTGACACCAACTTCGGCTCTCCCCTTTAGTCCGGATGGTGATACTGAACATCCGCCGTATGACTATAGATGGCTCTACGGTCCAACATCGACGCCTGGCAAGAAAGTGAAGATTGATTCACTCCGCCCGATCGACGAACGGTTCGTAGAGGTATCGGCAGTCGATGAATTGCCAATCTTCTACACTGCAAAGGACAATCCGTACACGTATGTACCACCACGGCCAATTTTTGGTGCCACTCCAGTCATCAAGTCTCTGACGCTTACACCTGATGGTCAACGAGCAGGACAAGGATACGTTGTTAGAGTTGCCATCGATTGGCAGATCGAAGGTAGATTCAGCTTCACGGACGTGCGCGTCGCAGTAGGTGGAAATCCATTCTTCATGCTGGCAAGGGAGATGAAAGGTACGTCGACGGAGATCACCATCGCTGATCGTCAAGATGTCACCGTGGAAATTACGGTGTACAGCGATCTCGGTCGTGTAGGTTCGACTGCCAAGGCCTCCGTCTCACAGTTCATTGACTTTACCGGTTTAAGAGTACCGGGGGATGCGCCAGGGTTCTTCATCTCGGGTAAGGTGTTTACCTGGAAAGCTGTAGATGAGGCAGATGTCATTGGCTACCAGATTCGGTTCCATTTGGGCGACAAACGGACGTGGGAAGATGCACTCCCCCTACACGAGGGCGTTATCACGGAGCACGACTGGGAAGCCGCGAGCTTGCCGTTAGACGACTTGCGTACGGTCTATCTCATCAAAGCGATCGATGCCGCAGGCCAGGAGTCAGCGAACGCTGCTGCTATTGTCAGAGGACTAGGAGACGCCGGGCTGGCTAACGTTATCGAGGTGATTGACTTCGCGAACGATGGCTGGCCAGGTACGATTACTAACGGAACGATCGTAGTGGACGAAATCCAAGCTGACACATCGACCTTGTTCTATGGGCCAGATGATGGCGCACCCTTCTATTCAGCTAGCGATGCTGACATCTTCTATCCAGCATCCCTGTTCAAGGACTTAACCTTCGAGTCCAATGTTATCGTTCCGGAGGCTCCTCTGTTTGGCTCTATCATCACAGTCCAGCATGTAATGCAAGGGGATCCACACTACCTAGAGTGGAAGCAGGATGGTATAGGACCCCTCTACTCACTAAGCGATACCGACTTGATCTACACGGCAGATGCTGATCCCTTCTACGATGGGTCTAGCGAATACCTGCCTTGGACTGGAGCCCGAGTCATCGAGCCTGGAGACCGCTACATATTCCGACTGAAAGCCGGCGGAGGTGCACTTCAAGGGATCTTTTCCGAGCTGCTAGTGTCGATTGACGCACCTGACATGGAGGAGGAACTGAACAACGTCGTGATTAGTGGATCAGGAACAAGACTGCCGATCACGAAGGACTTTACCAGCATCAAGAGTGTTCAAGGTACGCTTGAAAGTATTGGCGGTACAGCAGTGACATTTACCATCGAGGACAGAGACCCTGACCTCGGACCTCTAATCAAGGCTCGCGACAAGGATCTTGCAGCCGTTGCGGGCCAGGGCGATTTTCGTGTGAAAGGATGGTGATAAAGCTATGACTGCTCTTCCAGCAAAAGGTGATCTCGATGGTACGACTGGTGGTCACAACCAGGGGATGTTCAAGACGGCGATCGGAGGCGTACGGGACTACCTCTCAGGCCTCTTCGGCACAGCTGGTACTCCGGCTAGTGCGATCGACGCACTTAAGGCGCTCGATCCGCAGATGGTGCTGAACTTTGGTGTCAGCTTCGCTGTCGGATCCAACGCCCTGACAGCGACGGTCAAGGATTCGAAAGGGGCCGACCTCTCAGCCTCGAATCCCGGGTTTGTAATGCAACGTCATGCTACGCTGAGCAACGGTACCCAAGCCCTCAGAACTGCAACGGCCAACTTCTCAACCGTCATCTCGTCCGGCTCGACGGCAGGTCACGCCTCGGCAGTCGAGGGGTATCTGCACTGGTACCTCATCGATTCTGGTACGCAGGAACTCGCCTGGTCCACGAAGGACTACGGTGACAGTGGTATCGTTACGACAGTAGCAGAGGGCGGAGCTGGGGCAGCCGACTCGGCGACGGTGATGTACTCAACTACTGCCAGAACGAGCGTCCCGTTCAGGAAGATCGCCACAACGAAGGACACTCAGACGACAGCTGGTCTCTGGGCCGCGATCCCCTCAGTAGTCCAACCAGGGCCAAAGAACCTTGTAGTGGAGGAGAATGTCTGGGATAGGCAACAGTACAACCCTACTCAGACGCTAACAGACGGTGCAAACATCGCCTGGAACCTCCAGACACAGCCCGTCGCCAAGGTTATCTTGGGTGGTAACCGTACTCTGGATAACCCAACCTTCATGCGAGATGGATCATCAGGTATTCTTCGGGTAATCCAAGATGGAACTGGTACTCGCTTACTAACCTGGGGATCCGCCTATTTGTTCGAAGGCAACGTCGATCCAGTACTTTCGACTGCTATTAACTCGGTTGACATTTTTGCCTGGCACTCCGATGGAACGAGTGTACACATGATGTTCGCCTCGAGAGGATCCGCATAATGTTCGGACTCATTCCTAGTAGATTTAGCGGCCTCCCGGTCGCTAGTGCCGACTTTGACGGCACGAACGACTATATGACTCGTGGAGCTGGTCTAACAGGAGCCTCAGATCATGCTCAAGGCATCTTCTCGGCTTGGTTAAGAATCGACGGTGGGGACGGCACTTCTCGACGTTTTTTCAGTGCAGCTACCACTTTGGGTGGGGCAGTTGACGGTCCACGTTTTTCCTTGAATACGAGCAACCAGTTTTTGAATACTGTTGTGGCTGGTGCTAGTACATTTCAGCACCGTAGTACAACGGCCTACGCTGCTAGTGCGACGTGGCGGCATCTACTGATCGCCTGGGACAGAAGCATCCCCGTTTCTTCTCTCTATGTAGGGGATACAAGTGATCAGACGGTTGTAGACAATGACACTTTCACAGCGGATTACACCTATCCTGATTGGGTAGTAGGGGCAACAGCTGATGGCACAATTAAGTTTAACGGGTGTCTGGCAGAGCTATATTTCGCTCCCGGTCAGTACCTCGATTTTTCAGTTACGGCAAATCGTCGTAAGTTTATCTCAGCCGCTGGTAAGCCCGTGTCACTAGGTAGATTTGGTGAGTACCCTCTGAATGGGATCAGACCCCTCGTTTATCAGTCGCTACGTAAGGGGGAAGCTGTCGCCAATTTCGCCACGAACCGCGGTACTGGTGGGAATTTCAGTATTACCGGAACGCTCGACACTGGTTCAACGAGTCCGAGCGACTGAGACTAAGGAGAGGTATATGCAACTATTCGCAGAACGCAATGAGCTCCGACTGGCGACAATGTTGGTCGGGGCTATTCAAGTACTCTGGTCAGTTCTCCCGATAATCGGAGCGGATCTGAGACTGCATCGTGTACTGGAGTACTACGAACAAGCCGAAGAGTGGTTCACTGTCATGGCGTCTCTAGGGATACTACTACTCGCCAGTTCGATCCTTCGCTGGCGAGGAGGACGACAGCTTGGGCTAGTACTCTCCTGTGCTATGTGGGCTGCCTTTAGTGTAATGTACGCCTACTACCTAATAGCAGTCAAGTGGACTATAGGATCGGTGCTCATGACGGCCCCGCTTCTTGCTGTGTTCTGCTTCGTCCTGTACATTAACGACGTAGCACAAAAACCAAAGAGCAAGGGAGCCTACGATGACTGTGCTTGAGATCCTGGATAGTGTTGCGGCTGTAGCCCGCAAGATCGAGACGGTAATCCCAATACTAGGGTATCTCCTAGTCTCTATTGTGGGTGGCGCTGCAGCTTTCGTGAAAGAGTGGGAGGATAAGAATCCTACTCGCACTTTCATGCAGAACATCTGGGCCCTCTGGCGTAAGCTATTCTTCGCTCTCGTGTCAGGACTTTTGTGGTACAACATCGTAGTGTGGCAATCTCTCACAGGATCACCTCTAAGCTATCTCGGTGCAACCCTAGTGGGCCTGTACTCGACTGAATTCCTGGATTTCCTGTGGACCCAGATGAAAGCGCGGATTGGAACTATGGGGACTCCAAAACCACCGAAGGAATGAGTAGCAGTAGTAGAAGGAAGGTAAGATAGTTAACCAACGCAAGGAGGTATAATGAGTGCAACAGATGCAGTGAAGTCCACGGCAGCGCTAGTTGCCGACAAGATGTCGATGACTGCGCATCCGCCAGTCACCGTTTCCCTAGTTGCAGGGTCAGCAACCAATATCCTGCTGAAGATCCTGAGCGTGACTAGCCCAGAGATCGCCGCGGTTCTGCAGGGATCGGAGATCGATATCTCCATCCTTGTCGGAGCTCTTGCGGGGTACTGGACCGGACGGAGGACAGTATGAAGACCGTTCTCGTATTGGTGCTCGCCTTCTTTCTGGCGGGGTGTCCAAGCGTCATGCCACGGGCACCACAAGGGCCTCTGGAGCAAATCGAGGCAACGGAGCTCTCCCTGCAAGCAATGGGCGAGTCCATTGTGAACTTGACGTGTACCAAGTACGTCAACAAGCAGTGTGTCGAGCCCGGCAAGGCTTTCAATGCCACACAAGGTGAAACCTTGCACAAGCAGGTTCGGGATGCTCGAGCCGCTCTGAAGATCGCCAAGGGCATTACCGGCGGTCAGATCGGCGAGTGTCTCGGTGCGAAGAGGACTCAAGCAGCTTGCATCTCCGCAGTCAAGGCTCTGATGTTGGAGGTGGAGCGTAAGGTCCTCGAAGCCCAAGCACAAGGAGCCAAGTCATGAGCGCAGGCGCAATCGTAGTAGGCGCGAAACTGTTCCAGGGTCTCAATCTGGCCATCGAGCTGATCAACGCCAGCAGTTTGGTGATGACCAAGCTATCGGAGCTCCAGGCCAAGCGTGCGGCTGAAGGCACACAGGTCACGGATGCGGATGTCGATACCCTGATGTCCGAAGGCGACGTAAAGGAGGCCATACAGGTCGCCAAGCTGGCTGCAGCAAAGCTCGCACAAGAAACGTCGTAGTCGTAACCCGCGGTAGGGCTGAGCCGTAACTTAGCCCGTCCGTAACTGCATAAGGAGCACAGTCATGAGTGTAGTCACTAGAGAACAGTTCATCGAGATCATGCCGGAGTGCCAGCATGTAGTCGATAAGTACGTAGAGTATTTGAACGAGGCCTTCGAGCACTTCGAGACCAATACGCCACTGAGACAGGCCGGCTTCATCTCGCAGGTAGGTCATGAAAGTACGAGACTAACCCGCACTGAAGAGAATCTGAACTATTCGGCCAATGGTCTCATCCGAACCTTCCCGACCTTCTTCAACCACGAGACCGCCAAGGAGTTCGCATACAAGCCCCAGAAGATCGCCAATCGGGTGTATGCCAATAAAGGTGGCAACGGGGATGAAGACTCGGGAGACGGTTGGCGATATAGAGGGCGGGGGCTGATTCAGGTTACTCTCAAGGCCAACTATCGCCGTCGAGGGCTCCGTCTTCTGTCTATGCCGGAGTACTTCATCGAGAACCCCGACGCCCTCTTGGAGCCTGAGTGGGCTGTCCGAACGGCTTTCGACTATTGGGATGAGAATGGTCTGAACGACTATGCCGATCGCAACTCCGCGGCAGAGTTCCGAAATCTCACCCGTAGGATCAATCGCGGGCTCCGAGGTCTAGACGACCGACTCGACCTCTGGCGCAAAGCCAAAGAGGTCTTGGGAGTGACCGAACAAGAAGGGGACTAGCAGTAACATCAAGTTCCCGTTGATTGTTCCCTTTGGACCGCTATATAATAGCATTAGCGCTGCGAGTCTATTTGTGCCGGCAAGTTCCTGGCTATGACTTCAGTGCCGCTCTACCGGAGGGCGAGTTCAAGTGCAAGTAGTCACTTCAGAGCAGCTCCTAGCAGAGGATCTAGGTAGGAGCGGCCTCAAAGCTGTTGACCTGGATGCCTATCTGGCCCAGGAAACTGAGCTAGCTGCAGTAGGGATCAGACCACACCTCTACTTAGATAACCCCGGTGTCGGGACTCCAGGGTATGTGATCCCCTACTACGACCTCAATGGGCATAGGGCTCCATTCTATAGGGTCAGGCTCTTCAATCCCCTTCCTAAGGGAGCTCGATACCTACAGCCCCAGAACTCCGGTACGTGGATATACTTCCCTAAGACCTTCGCTGCCCTACTCAAGAATGCAGCTCAAGACAAAGGTCGGACAAAGATCAATGGGTACCCTGCTGCTGTCATAGTGACAGAGGGCGAGAAGAAGGCGGCAAAGGGATGTCATGATGGCTTTCCCACATGTGCTGTTGGTGGTGTATACAACTGGCGTACTAGGACAGTAATCCTCCCAGAAGGGACAACTCTCCTCAAGAACCGAGACAACCAGATTGTTGCCAAGATGGCGACTGGTACCACTTTACCTCCCACTAGTGATCGGAGAGCCTTCTTAGCCGCAGGCCTTGAAGGACTTATGCGGTTCGTCCTCGAGAACCACATGCAGGTTATCTTTGCGTTTGACACCGATAACCCTATCAACACGGATGTCGAGGCAGCTTGTGCCGAGATGGCGTTCGAGTTTAGGATCCATGGCATCCCGACGAACAAGATTCGCCAGCTTAAGCTACCGGCTAATCCCGGGAAGAAATTGGGATTGGATGACTTTCTGACACAACATGGACCGGAAGCTCTCGATCAGTTGCTAGAACAGGTGATGGCTGCCAAGTCAGCTTTCCCTGCACACCCCAATCTCAAGGCGCTCGTCAACAAGCGGATGAGCGGCCAACTGGATCGCGCGGAAGCCAAAGAGCTCAGTTTGATGATCCTGACAGATATGGATCGCCATGGTATCCGCATGATAGAGAAAGGCACGAACTCGCCGCACTTCTTCGATAGTCGGACAAAGGCATTAATGTCCGTCAACTTAATGCAACACCATTCGGAGCCTCTACATGAAACCAAGTTCGGGGAGTTCCTCTACCGCAATTATGACATCGGACAAGCCGACCTCAAGCTCGTCCAATGGCTCGCAGCTGGATTCACAGGTGAAGAACCAGTCTCACAGGTTGAACCCCGAAGCGTTCTCGCACTGTTGTCTGACAATCGAATTGCTTACCAGCTCGATGATGGCCATTTCGCAGTCGTGTCAGGTGATGCAACTAACCCTATCACAATTTGCGAGAATGGCTCAGAAGGGGTCCTCTTCAAGGCTGACCAAGTAGAACCTATAGACCGAGGTGCCCTCCTGCAGGAAGTTAAGCGCCAGATTGCGTGGCTCCTCAAGAAGCCTCCCTACATGGAGCTCTATTGGCCTAAGGCACTAGCCCAGATGAAGTTCTCCCGTGATAATGACGCGAAGGTGCTCTCATGCTTGAACTATATGTCGCCATGGTTATTGCGGTGGAACGGAACTCAGTTACCAGTGGAGCTAATGGTTGGCGAACCAGGCTCAGGGAAATCCAGTTTGTACAGTCTCCGATTGCAGATCCTCAACGGCCGTCCAGCCCTAAGGAACCAGCCGACAGACGTTCGGGATTGGTATGCATCAATAACCTCAGGCGATGGCTTGCACTGTGTGGACAATGTCCATATGGTGAACAAGGAACTGCGACAACGGCTTTCGGACGAGATCTGCCGAATCGTAACCGAGCCAGCACCATTCGTCGAGATGCGCAAGCTCTTCACCACGTCGGACAACTTCCGCCTCCCAGTAAGGGTTACGTTCGCAATGACCGCAATCCAACAACCATTCCTAAGCGCGGACATCCTTCAGCGCAGCTTAATCGTAGAGGTCCAGGCAGTAGGTAAGGATCATTCCTCTGACTGGGCTGGCATGGCTCTGAAAGCCTTTGGTGGGCGTGTAGGATGGCTCGCTCAACAGCTAGCTGTTCTCCACCTGTTCTTTCGTCGGGCTAATAGCGGTGGGTGGAACCCTAATTACAAGTCGGGCCATCGGTTGGCGCACTTCGAGCAGATGTTCAGGCTCATAGGGAACATTATCGGCGTACCTGATGCTGAGTTGGTCTCGCAGACCCTTGCTGGAGTGGCCGAGACTCAGGTCAGTGAATACGATTGGACGATGGAAGGTCTGAAGCAGTTCAACCAGGAGTACATCGGTCAGTTCCAGAAAGATCCGAAGAAGGTCTTCACCCTACAGGACATCGCTGCTTGGGCCGAGAGTCGCGAGGACTTCTTGGACAATCAGACCCTCACGAATGCGCGGAGGCTCTCTCGGTATGTCAAATCGCACAAATATATGGTCGAGACCGTAGCGGGTTTCATGGAGATGCCGGGTAAATACGCTAATCGAGACGGCTACCGTCTCACGCCCGTCAAATGAACTTTGGGTACCATCAAAATCCAGTTGCGAGGACTACACTCGATGCTATATAATCTAAGCATCGACTTCATTAGAAGCCGATATACAACCTCAACCAGTGAAGGAGCATGTCATGGCACAAGCACCGCAGAAGCAAGCCCCGAAAGCCGCAGCCCCCGCCCCCGCCCCGGTAGCAGCGCCGGCCCCGTTGGTCGCACCTGCCACCAACAAGGTCGGCGCCGCGATCGTTCTGGATTCCGGCGAGCGTCGGGTCGACTACATCAAGCGTCGTTTCGCGGAAGGTGCGAAGCGCGGCGAGATCGCCAAGGAACTCGGCGTCCCGTACCAGATCGTGTTCGCGGCCACCAAGGCCAAGAAGGAAGCCGCCGCCGCTGCGCCGGCTGCGAAGTAAGTCGTCGTCGTTTCTCCGGTCCCTGGGTTCCTCTGACCCAGGGTGCTGCGGGGTGGAGATCTCCACCTAGCTCCACCCCGCAGGCTTTTTAATATGGCCAACAACCTCCTACAGGAGGCCCTAGGCGATAGTCGCCTGAGGGTTTTGGCGCTCGATCCAGGCGAGACTACAGGCGCCTGCGTATTCGATGGACCCGATCTTATTGATGCCCGTCAACTCTCGACTGGGCTAATGCCTGATGCTGCGTATACTGTGTACGAGTATCTGTCAATGTTCCGGACTAGCAACGCTGTTGTAGTCATAGAAGACTACCGAGTGTACAGCTGGAAGACCAAGGACCATGCATGGGCAGGTCTACATACCCCTCGTCTCATTGGGGCTGTGGAGTACATTTGCCGCTACAATCTCGATCAGCTTCCACTTGTCAAGCAGACTGCCCAGCAAGGTAAAGGGTTCTGTACTGACGACAAGCTTAAGGCATGGGGGGTGTACCAAATAAACCAGAAACACGCCCGTGACGCAATAAGACATGCATGTTACTACCTATTGTTCACCATTGCAAAACTGCATATTCCTACTACCGGAGGAAAGTCATGACAGTCAAGAAACTCAAGCCCAAAGACCCGTACTTCAGAGCCGTCAACCCGAAGGATCTCGTTGCGCAAAGCAAGCTCGACCTCTCCCTCGTACCGGAGACGGCGATCATCGCAGAGGCGCTGGCGTTCCTCGAAGGGGCACTGAAGTACGGCCGCTTCAACTGGAGGATGAAACCAGTCAAGATGTCCGTGTACTATTCCGCGTTGATGCGCCATGGTTTGAAACTCCAGGCTGGCGATCATGTGGACTCCAAGACCCTCATCTCGCACCTCGGGTATATCCGCTGCTGTGCAGCGATCATGATCGATGCACTCCATTATGGTACGTTGATCGATGATCGCCCTCCGCGTGGGCGTGTCGATCCCGACATCGAAAGCTATCTGGATCACGATGTCGTCAAGCTGGTGGAGCATCTGCAGGAGCTCTTCAAGAAGGAAGTGCCGAAGCAATACACCATCAAGGATGTGTTCCAAAGAGAGCGTCGTAGCCAACGGCGCAGGAGGTAACTCGCGGTGGCAACAAGTCTCCAGAGGCTCAAAGGTCACGGAGGGATGTTTAACCTCAAAGACCAGGTCTTTGGGGACTTGACTGTCCTCCGTCTTTTGCCCCAGCGGCACAACCGAAAGCGTATGTGGCTCTGCAAGTGTGCTTGTGGAGTCGAAGTAGGAGTACGACATGACTATCTCCTCCACACAAACAATCCCAAGCGTCACTGTGGTTGCAAAAATCGTGGACTGCCAACTCTTCATCCGCAAGAGTACCACATCTGGAACTCCATGCTTAGGCGATGCAATGTACAGAATCACGTTGGATACCCCCAGTATGGTGGTCGAGGTATCCGCGTTTGTGCTGAATGGTCTGATCCTAAGTCCGGATTCGAAGCGTTTCTCACCTACATTGGAAAACGCCCCTCCAAGGATCACAGCCTTGATCGGAAAGAGGTTAATGGTAATTATGAACCCGGAAACGTTTCCTGGCAGACGGCTAAGTATCAAGCCCGCAATAAGCGCAACTCGATATTCCTCCCTCATCCTAGCACTGGGGAGTTGGTTCCGGCTGCCCAGGTTGCGGAAGAGTTCTTCAAAGGATCGTACCAAGCGATGAGAGCAAAGTACGTAAGGGAGGGCAAATGGCCAACAGACAAAGGACTGACTTGAAGAGGCAAGCTGAGGAGCGTCTACTTGTAGCTGCAAGAGCGTGGTACGCGGATCGGTCTCGAAGGAGCTACACAGCTAACAATCAGCTCTTGACGGATCTCTTCGAGGCCTGCAAATGGGATGCCAAGGTAGAGAACCTGGATGATCCTGCAAGATCTTAACATCTCCGCAGCATGGGAGTCGGCTGTCCCGTTCCAGAAGGAGGATGCCGACTTTGCTGCTCGCAATAGCTCTGTCGTGTTGGGACATCAGACTGGTCTCGGTAAGACCTTCATTAGTCTTCTAGCGTGGTCGAAGTGGCCTAAAGCCAACAAGGCCCTCATCTGTGGTACCTTAGGGTCAATGGCCACTTGGTACAAGGTTATGACTCGATGGGGAGGAGTCGAACCTAAGTTCATCCAGGGTAAGAGCGATCCTCTTTGGGCCGAGGCTCTAGCTGTTAAGGAAGGTGTGTACATGTGTACATACATGACCTTCCTCTATGGCATGAAGACTGTTCTCAGAGGGAAACCCTACTTCGATCTGCTGGTCAACGATGAATTGCATCGGATGATGCGGACGCGGAATAAGATATGGGAGCAGTTCAAGCGACTAGAGTTCGAACACTATCTTGGACTCTCCGCGACTTGGGCTTCACGAGGTCCTCAGGATTGTTTCCCTGTGCTCAATCTCGTGAATCGCCAGACCTTCTCATCCTATTGGCGATTCGTCAATACCTGGTGCTACGTAGAGAAGTCCACATATGGCACGGAGATATTCGGCGTCCGTAATGCCGAGAACCTCCGAGCGATGCTCCACGAGCGGTACTACAGAGCTAGAACGTGGCCTGAGGTAGGAGCTCAGTTCCGCAAAGGAGAGTTTGCCTCCTCCAATCCTGTCATAAGGCGCGTGGAAGAGATCCTCATGGGCAAGCAACAAACCAAGCTCATTAGGGAGCTCGACGCCGAGATGATCGTCGAGCTTGGTCCAGATCGGGTAGTAACACCCAACTCCCTTGCTCTTCTGACCCGCAAGTTGCAGATGGCGATTAGTCCTAAGATCCTGATGCCCTCAGCCGAATATGGCGGTGTGATCGATTGGATGGTCAACACTATCTCGGACGATCGCCATACTGTTATATTCTGCCCCTTCCGCGAAGGGCTTGATGTGTTGCGGCAGGCTCTTATTGACGATAAGTACCCTGAGGACAGAATCTTCGTGTTCCGCGGTGGGATGCGGCCGGACGAGATTAACGAACGTGTCCGGGCATGGAAGCAGAGTCAAGGAGTAGCACTATGCACGATCGCCTTTGCGCAAAGTTTTGATCTGGATACAACGGATACAGCATATATGCTAGGGTTCGATTGGGACCCGAATAATAACTACCAAGCTGAAGGGCGTCTTCGCAGGTTCGACACAATCCTACAGACTCCCTGTATGGTTCGATACATAGTACCAGAAGGCTCGGACTACCATCAAGTAATGGAGGTAGTAGATGGTAAGGTGATTAACGTCCGAGAGTTCCTCGCAGGATACGGCAAGGTTCACGCCCATCAAATTCCTATGGTCAACTACTTGTAGACCCCCTTATTGAGCCTATATAATAGGGATATAGGATGAATTAAGGGTTCGAGCTACTCTCACCCGGCCACACAAGGCAATCAACCAGCGGAGGAAGTTCAGTGCTAGATGTACCAGTCCAGGCAGTCAGCCTGGAGCACCTCAGAGTTCACCTCGAAGAGGACTTGTCACCGTTCATGTTACGGACGAGTGATCGGATATTATTCAAGAGGTGTCGTAGGCTCTGGGGGTGGATGTCTCACCTCCGTCAAGGGAGGCGGCTCCAAGAGAACGCCGACTACTTGTGGTTTGGTACCGGCATACACTACGCCCTCGAAGATTACCACGGTCTCAACCTCTACGGCCATCCGGCCAAAGCGTTCATAGCGTTCGTCGAAGCCTCCCGAGCAGCAGAAATGTTACCTCCTACATGGCAGGAGCATCTTCGGCTTGGCATCGTGCTGATGACGTATTACGCGGAGGAGTGGCTATCATGCAGACCAGCACTCGATACGTATGAACTTAGAGGAGTACCTCAGGTCGAGGTTAATGGAGCAATTGATCTTGGGGTACGCACAGCGGATGGGCGAAGAGTTCTTTACGGCTTCACACTTGACCGGGTCATTGTTGACGACTTCGGCCGTCTTTGGATTGTGGAGTACAAGACCGCCAAGCAAATCCGCGTACTACATCTCGATGTTGACGAGCAGGTTACGGCATATTGTTGGGCCGCATGGCGTCTCTACGGAGTACACGTTGCAGGCGTGGTGTACCAACAGTTTGCGAAACGAATGCCTGTATTACCTAAAGTACTGGCCACAGGAAGAGTATCTACTGACGTGCGCCAGGCGACTTCCGCCGCACTCTATGCTCGACTGCTCGTGGACATGTACGGAAATCTTGACACAGCCCCAAACGAGAACATCATTGCCCTGAACAAGATCCGTATGTCGGAGGACGAAGATCGTGACAGATTCATTGTTCGCCACCGGATCGAGCGCAATGAGATGCAGCTCTTGTCCTTCGAGCAGAAGGTTCTCCTGGAGCTGGAAGATGAAGCCAATCCCAATCTCGCTATGTATCCGAACGCTACCAAAGACTGTGACAATATGTGCCCGCTACAGGCAGCATGTATCGCCATGGACGATGGTTCGGATTGGGCAAACATTCTCGATTCGATGACGATAATGACCGGAGACGGTCTTACAGGAAGAGAAAAGGAGCAAATCAGATGGCGCAATCTACTACCGGAACCCAACGAAGTGCAGCTCCCGCTGGAAGGAGTGCAATACAGCCAGCTACTAAGCAACCTGGAGCCGGTGTCGGAGGACAGTCAATTGTCCCCGGAGGAAGCATTCAGCCAGGAAATCGGCCTGCAGTAACAGGAATAGCTTCACAGCCACAAGTAGGGGTTGCTCCGGTGGCCCCAAAGGTGCCAGCTGGGCCTCCGTTCCAGATGCATGGACTCACCGAGTACGATCGGTGGCTCAAGATGTTGGCCTACGGCGACTACGGCTCGGGTAAGACCCGCCTCCTCGGATCGGCAGTGCTAGTGCCGGATATGAGGGACATCTTCTTCATCGACGCCGAAGCTGGTGACCTTACGATCGCGACGGAGGAACTGTTCGCCCCTCTGAAGAAGCACTTCACTGTCGTTCGCGTGAAGGACTTCAAGGTGTACGCTCGTGTGCAGGAGTACCTCAAGCTGCATTGCTCACTCAGGGATCAGCATACGCCCGAGGCAGACAAGAAGCTCAAGGATCTGGAGAAGCTCCTCATCCCGGCAGATCAGTACGAGCCGGATGCACCGCCGAAGCGCTTCCGTACTGTCATCACGGACTCGTTGTCGGAGGTCGAGAGCTACTCTATGTACCAGCTCCTTGGCGTCAACGATCGTACCAGAATCGATGAGGAGCTTGCGAACCCTGAGTGGTCAGAGTTCAAGCGTAATCACAGTCAAGTCCTCCGGGCTATCCGGGCTTACCGCGATTTGCCCATGCACGTGATGTTCACGGCAGCTGGATCTTACGTCCAGGACGATGCCAAGAAGATGATCTGGATGCCGGCTCTCACTGGTAAGCTGGCTCGTCAATGCCAGGGCTTCATGGATATCGTCGGCTTCATGTACGTAACGCAAGGTGAGAACAACACCAAGGTTCACAATATGCAGGTTCAGCCAAGCCGAACAATCAACGCGAAGTGCAGGTTCTCGAACTTCAAGCTCCTTGGCTGGCAGAATCCGACGATGCACTCGATCCTGGAGTCAGTCGGCTTACTGGAGAAAGGACTCGTCAAGGCGAAACAAGCTTAACCTTTACCTGGGAGACGGTTGGGCACTCAGGGGTCAACCAGTACGTTGACTGGATCGAAGTAAGTCCCGATCAACATACCAAACCAGAAGGAGTACTACCATGGCAAAACCGAAGCAGGAAGCAGCACCAGCACCAGCACCAGCAGCAGAACCAGCTGTACAACAGCCGGTACCCGCCGAAGAGGCAGCCGGTAGCGAAGGTGGCGGCAGTCTGATGATCGATCTTTCCTCGGTGCCGGACGAGACGGAACGTCCGGTTGTGCCGAGAGGGATCTACCCCGCAACCGTCGACGACGTCACTTTCGGCTTTAGCCAGAGCAGCGGCAATCCGATGTGGACGTGGGTGTTCGAGCTGATGGAAGGTGCAGGCGAACACGCGGGCAGGAAGATGTTCTTCCATACGCCCTTCGTCGAAGTGATGATGCCGCGCGTCAAGAAGGTGATCAGCCGTGTGGCTCCCGAGCTGTTGCAAGGCCCGTTCGACCCCGAGAAGATCGCGGCCGACGGTGTCCTGGTCGGGAAGGCGTGCCGCGTTCGTCTCGACATCAAGCAGTACGAAGGGAAACCCCGCAACAACGTCCGCGATGTGCTTCCGGCGGAAGAGGGCCAAGGCGGCGCGTTTCTCGCAGCCGGCCAGTAACGAGCAAGAGCACCTGCTCGGGTAGTTGTATGAGCATCTGTTGAGGAACCCAGTCACCCACAAGGTGGCTGGGTTTATTGTCCATCAACCGGAGATAGACATGCGACAGCTCGGATTCGTCTTGCTGTCAGGCGGTATCGATTCGTCTACGTGCCTGGCATACGCAGTAAGGGATTGTGGCAGAGAGAACGTCATAGCAATTTCGATCAACTACGGACAACGACACCAGAAGGAACTATCGCAAGCAATGAAGGTCGCTTCGTACCTCTCGGTCTCGCACGAGATCCACGATATTGTCGGGATGCCTAAGGCTGGCCTTACTGACCATCACGCGGATATCCCCTCAGTATCCTACGCGGAGCTCCGAGGGGTAAGTCCCACATATGTTCCCTTCCGCAATGGTCAACTGATCTCGCGTATCGCCGGGATCGCAGCCCATCGTGTCGAGCAATTGAACAAGGCGATCGAGGCCGATCCGAGCTCAGAGACTGATGCCGACTGGGAAGGCCGGATCTACTTCGGAGCGCATGCCGAGGACGCTGCCGGAGATGCGTATCCCGACTGTAGATTGGACTTCGTCGGCGCGATGGGAGCAGCCGTGTACATCGGGACGTACCACCAAGTGCGTATCGCGGCGCCTCTGATCCAGATGTTCAAGGATGAGATCGTCTTAGCAGGCGAGAAACTGGGTGTGCCCTGGCATCTCACGTGGTCCTGCTACAAAGGGGAGGAACTCCACTGTGGCATCTGTCCCACTTGTAGGGCTCGTAAGGCTGGTTTCCTCAAGGCTGGTGTCAAAGATCCAACCATCTACAAGTCTGACAAGGTTGGAGTTCCTGGCCTTATCGACGACATCCCATTCTAAGGAGAGGCCCATGATTACCTGCCATCGGTATCACGACATCTCCTGTGGCCATCGTGTCTATGGTCACGAATCGAAGTGTGCTCACCTTCATGGGCACAACTATCGAGTGCACTTCACGTGTGCAGCTCCTGAGCTTGACCAGGTAGGAAGAGTAATCGACTTCTCGGTCATGAAGAGTCGCCTGTGTATGTGGCTCGAGGATGTGTGGGATCACCACTTCCTCGTCTGGCAAGAAGACCCCTGGTCGAACGATCTCGGGTTGCTTGATCCTACTGTCGTCGTACTACCGTTCAATCCGACGGCGGAGAACATGGCAGACTTTCTTTGCCGGGTCATGGGACCCAAGCTCCTCGAAGGAACGGGAGTCGACCTTATTAAGGTCACTGTGGAAGAGACTAGAAAGTGTTCGGCATCAGCCGATACTATGTCGAACATACTCATCGAAGAGATGGTCAAACGGCGAATAGCCAAAGGGGGCTAACATGTTCGGAACGAACCCTCTGAGTAGTCCCATCGAAGGAGATGGGATGTGGCTCGAAGTGCAGGACATCTTCTCCACGATCCAAGGTGAAGGGCCCTTTGCTGGGAAGCCTGCTATCTTCCTTCGGCTGGCTGGATGTAACCTTCGGTGTCACTTTTGCGACACGGACTTCGAGAGTCGCCGTACTACGATGGCTTTGGGTGAAATCCGGGTAAAAGTCGAGATGCTGGCTACCCGCGATAAGATCGGAAAGACAAATCTTGTTGTAGTAACTGGTGGTGAGCCTCTCCTCCAGAACATTGGGCCCCTGTGCTCAGTACTCGACAAGAGTGGGTTTCACGTCCAGTTTGAGACTGCTGGTACAGTCTGGGTTGAACATTTAGAGGACTATATCGTTCCAGGTCGTATCTCTCTGGTTTGCTCGCCCAAGACTCCAAAGGTTCATCCCCAGATTGCACGATGGTGTAAGCACTGGAAGTACCTCATTCGTGCGGGCGAAGTATCTCTGCTGGATGGATTACCAATTATGTCGACTCAGATCCCAGGTAAGGAGGCTCAGATCTTTCGGCCGCCTAGTCCGGAAGATGACACGGTGTGGCTCCAACCTTGCGAGGCGTACAAGGTGGGATACCGCATCAAAGGGACTCTAGGTACAAAGGCTGTATCTGGTCCTTTAGTACCACAACTCGAAGACCAAGAAGTGACGTCATCTGTCCGAGACGAAGAGGCTACTCAGCGCAACATCCGGCTCTGCGCTGAGCTCGCCATGAAGTTCAACTACCGAGTTAGTCTGCAGCTCCACAAGCTGCTACACCTGCCATGACAATAAAACCACAGAGGAAACAGGCAATGGCCCGTAAGAAGACTACCAACCCGATCCAGGACGCTGCTAATCTCATAGCAGCTGTTCTGGAGACCCTAGGATTCGACCTGACAGACGAGAACTTCGATGGAACACCTGAGCGATTCGTGCGCTACCTCTTGGAGTACAAGAAGCCCTACGACGTTAACCGTGTCCTTAAGGTGGACTTCACATCGACTCATATCGACAACGGATACAAGGGGGTCTTGGTTCAGTCGGGAATCCCCTTCAGGACGATCTGCCCACATCATCTTCTCCCCGTTCTCGGGGTGTGCCACATTGGGTATATTCCTTCCACTCGGGTAGTCGGACTCTCAAAGCTGACTCGCATTGTCGAAGCTGTTGGTCATGAGTTTCCAAGGATGCAGGAGACCTGTACGGATCTCATTGCGGACGTGCTAGAGAAGCATCTGGGAGCCAAAGGAGTGATGGTCGTTATCAAGGCAGATCACTCCTGTATGACTGGTCGTGGAGTAAAGGTACACTCGACCCCGACCTCAACTTCGACAGTCAGGGGGCTCTTTCGTGACGTCCCTGCTGCAAGAGAGGAGTTCTTCGAGCTAGTCCGTATGGGGTCGAGGTCAAATTAAATGATGGTACTCCACTAGATACCATAGCTGGGACTGCTGTATAATAGGGTATAAGCTCGAATCCAATTCACCTGAGGAGGCCCGCAAATGGCCCGCTTTGCTCCTGTAGTGCCAATCCAGATCGCCCGTGAGCTACAGAAGGGGCCCAAGGACTATCTCGGCCGTTATCATCTCTTGCTGGCACATGATATCCTCGAGAAGCCGGATGAGTACCGTGAGGTCTACAACAAAGTGCGTGAGGACTACGAGGATTCGTTCATCATCCTGGACAACTCGATCGTCGAGCTTGGGCACCCACTCGATCTGGATGATCTTCTGGCCGCAGCAAATATCGTCCCTCCTGACTGCATTGTGATCCCAGATGCGATGGGTGATGGAGCCGGAACAAGGGAGATGGCCAAAACGTTCGTACGCGAGTATTGCCGATACTTTCAGTCCAAACAGCAGTTCGCCGACGAGGTACCTGCCTTGCTTGGTGTACTGCAAGGATCGAATGTCGATGACGCGATGGAGACCACCGCGGTGATGTATTCCCTCCCGATGGTGGACTACGTATCTGTTCCTAGGATCTTCGCCAACGAGAATGGGTCTCGCATGCCAGTGTTGCACGAACTCATCCGGCGCGACACCTACAAGCTCTTCAAAGGGGTTCACCTCCTCGGGTTCTCGAACAATATCCTCGATGATGTGGCTTGCGCCCGGATGCAGATCGTCAAAGGGATCGACTCCGCAGTTCCGATTCGTGCGGGTTTGGCTACGATGGAAGTCCGCGACGCTATGTGGGCCTACAACTGGTCCAGCGAGTTAGGACCAAGAGGAAAGTTCTGGGACATCCCGATAGAAGAGGTTCTTCAGCCTGAGAGACTTGCCTGTATCCGGGAAAATCTCGATCAATATCGGAGGTGGATCCAGGAGTAGGAGTAGCTATGTTGTTCAAGCGACTCCTCCCTACTCCTGATAAGAAGTTCTCGCCTGAGCCTTGTCCGATGTGTCCCCTCAGTGGTAGTCGACGGGTAGGTGCTCGTGGGACAATAGATTCTCCCCTTGTCATCATTTTGGAGGCTCCAGGGACTGAGGAGTTGAAGTATGGTGCTCCTATTTGTGGTCCATCTGGGGATCTCCTAGACAAAACTGTTCCAGAAGGGTATGACTTTGATGACGCATATATCATCAATGCCATGCAGTGTCGCCCTCCTAAGACGGACGATACACTTCGGGATAAGGACTTCAAGGCTAGAGCCTGTGCTGCTTGTCGCTCAAGAGTTCTCGCGCAGGTCTTTGCTTATCCTCGTCGGTGTGTACTGGCGATGGGTGCCTACTCCAACATTTCTCTCACGGGCGACTATGGCTATAAGATCACGCAGAAACGTGGGCAGCTCTATACCATTAAGGATCCTGATTCCGGCCAAGAAGCTGTTGTCGTACCAACAGTTCATCCTGCGTTCCTTCTTAGAGGATCCGGCAATCCTAAGGTCTTCAAGGATGATATCACTCTGGCAATGTCGATTGCCTACGATAACCATCCCGTGCAAGTCAGGACGTATAAGTGGGAAGAGCCGCATAATATTGTCCTCCGCGAACTCGAGGATCTCGTGGCGTACACACGCAAAGTTAAGGGCCTACTTGAAAAGGGTAAGGATGAGGGGGTAGTTGTAGCAGCGGACATTGAGACCTCCGGCTTCAATCCGAAGGTTGACTATATTCTTGGGATCGGGTTCTACTTTGATGATCCGTCGGATACGGCAGCTATCGTTCCCAAGGAAGCCCTTCTGGATCAAGCCTATTGCTATTACCTCCGTCGACTGCTGTTGATACCCGGAGTCCGCTGGGTATGGCAGTTCGGGAAGTTCGACGAGAAGTTCTTGCACGAAGAGAAGTTGCTTCGCCCAGAGGAGAGTATCAACACGGAAGATACTGGGTTGTTGTCCTATGCCCTCTCCGAGGCTACGAAGGATCACGACCTAGACGAGCAAGCTAAGAACGACCTCGGCATTCCCGAGCACAAAGGGATGCTCAAGAAGTGGGCCCCGAAGAAGACCGATTCATATGCTGCAGTACCAGAGCCTGTTCTCTTCGACTACCTCGCCAAGGACCTAAAGAAGACTCTTCTCGTCTATATGCACAAACGTCCCCAGGTTAAGGCAGATGCAAACCTGGAGAAGCTCTATACTCGAACCTTGATACCAGCTAGCCATCTCCTGGCACAGATTGAAGGTTACGGTATTGAGGTCGACTGGGAGTACGTAAAGCTCAACCGTTTGGAACTAGAAGCCGAGCTTGTTGGGCTTGAGGTAAAGCTCCAGGAGTTAGTCGGACGTCATATAAACCCCAATTCGCCAGATGAAGTCTCTACCCTGCTATATGACGAGTATGGACTGAAGATCAAGGGGAGGAGACCACAAGATACCACCAAGGAAACGTTCGAGAAGCTCCCCGCACATCCAGCGGTAAAGCTCATTAGACAGTATCGTTCCACGACTAAGATGCTCTCGACCTATGTGAAAGGGGTCGAGAAGCACGCCGTCGGGAATCGCATTCACACCTCGTTTAAGCTCCATGCTACGACTACAGGTCGATTGTCGTCGTCTGAACCGAACATCCAAAATATCCCTCGTGAAGGTCGTTACCGGCGGATGTATTGTGCCCGTCCAGGTTATATTCTACTGGAGGCCGACTATAACTCCGCCGAACTACGAATGCTCGCCGCCCTCTCAGGAGACGAGTTCCTAACCGGAGTATTCCTTGACGACAAACGCAATCTGCACGATGAAGTCTCCGTCGCGATGTATGGTCAAGGGTTCACCGTTGACCAGCGAATACGTGCTAAGGCAATTAACTTCGGTATCCCGTACGGTCGAGAAGCGTTCTCAATCGCAGAAGAGTTTGATATACCTACTCCTGAGGCTCAGAGGCTTATCGACGCATGGTTCGAGCGTGCGCCTCAGGCTGCCCAATTCCTCAAGAGGTGCCGGCGTGCTCCGCTTGAAGGGCGTACCCTCATTACGGTATTTGGTCGCAAACGTCGACCGGGAGTAGTATCCGCCGAACGCATGCATGGGCTGCAGAACGAGTTCGCCAACTTCCATGAGCAGAGTCCAATCTCGGACTTCACCTTGCACACAGGGATGGAAGCTCTACCGCTCATCAAGCAGTATGACGCACACTTTGTCAATCTTGTCCACGACTCGACTGTGGCCGAGGTGCCAAATGACCCTTCAGTCATATGTAAAGTGGCGGACATCATCAAAGAGGTGCAGGAAGAAGTACCAACGAGGTGGATTACTACTCCGATCCGTTTCAAGGTGGATTTGAAGGTTGGCACTCACTGGGGACAGGCTCAGAGCTATGAGAAGTGGCTCGAAAGGGTGAGTGCGTCTTAACGTACCAGAAGAGGCAACATGGATAAGCTACTGCAGGTATACTTTAGAGTGTCGAGGTGCTGGAACGATCCTTCGCTGGCCATTAAGGAGAAGATGACGGTCGAGAAGGCCCTCAAGCTCTTACGCCGTATCCGGGAAATAGCCCTCCGAACACCCGGTGGTGCTCCTTTGGCAAAGAGGGCTAATAAGCTGACACGGGAGATCGTCGAGAGGCAAGTGGACTCCGAGATGTCGGTGGGCTGAGCGACGCTTATTTGACTCTTGCAAACCATCGCTGTGGTGCTATATAATAGGGTATGCTGATGAAAGGGACTCTATGAAGAGTTGGCCGCATCCAGTAGGAAGCCATAACATACATGCCATTCTTCGGGCCGTACGGAACGAGGTCTGGCAGAGATTCCGTCTGTCAATCAAGGGCACATCGACAGAGGTCAAGTTGGAGCGACTGGATAGCTATCGTCTGGCCTATCCAGATGATCTTGACACTCGGGTTTGTATTGACAACTACATCAACGCTCTCCGTCGGGGTGGTCAATTGGACCTCAATAACAACGTGCAAAGGTGACTGCTAGTGACCGACAAGCCTTTTAGAGTGCTGCTTGCTGCGGAGACTCCTGAGGATCTTCGGGCGTTCGAGCCCCATTATCCCTGCTTCGTATCGGACAAGATTGACGGTATACGAGGTCATAGGCGAAGTGAGTCTGTGATGAGTCGGACGATGACCCGTATCCCTTCGGCCTATGTCCAGAGGATGTTCGGCCAGGAGGAGTACGAGGGGTTCGATGGTGAGCTATTAGTACCGAAGCAGCACGGTCCAACGATCTACCACGACACCTTCTCAGCTGTCATGACGCATGGCTCTGAGGAGCCTGTGTGTTGGCATGTCTTCGATCACACTCGTATCGACTTACCGTACGAGAAGAGGTACGAGTACCTCCTGAAGTTTGCTCACAACCACGCAGGTTATCTAGGACCTGAAGTTCTACTCGTTAATCAGGTACTTGTCAGGAATCTAGATGATGTACTGGAGTACGAGAAACAGGCGCTCGATAGTGGACACGAAGGCGTTATTCTTAGGCGTTTGGATGCTCCGTACAAACAGAATAGGTCAACGATCAAGCAGGGCTACTTGATGAAGCTGGCTCGATGGTTGACTTCAGAGGCCGTAATTGTTGGCTTCGAGGAGATGATGCACAATGACAACGTCGCCACAACAGATGCGAGGGGCTTCACGAAGCGGTCCTCGCATCAGGCCGGTCTGCGTCCGTCAGGAATGCTCGGCGCGTTCATTGTCGAGCATCCTGACTATGCGGGACCTTTCCGTCTCTCAGGGGAGATGGATCATGCATTCCGCAAGCATGCCTTCGACAACTTCGAGACCCACTACAAAGGGAAGCTAGCCACCTTCAAGTACAAGCCATATGGAACGAAGGATGCTCCTCGCCAACCAATCTTCAAAGGACTACGTTCACCGGAGGATATGTGATCGTTTGTAATATGTCAGCTTACGCTGGTCCAGTCGATCACAACAGGTTTGCTGTCGGTAACCGAGTACGGCACCTGAAGTTCTCCATGACGAACATTAAAGCCGGAACACTAGGAACTATCGTCGAACCCGGTACAGTATTTAGGAGTGGTCACAAACGCTATCTGGTCAAGTAGGAGGACCACGCCGAAATGAGGTGGACTCGTGAGGACGTAATGGAGGATATGTGAGCTCACAGCGAGATCCTCTTATCCTTAAGTTCCGGTGGGACTATAGTACGCCTCCTAAGAAGGTCTCGATAGAAGATGCCGTCGAGCGCACCATTGATGGTCCTGGTTTCGAGGAGTCAGGTGAACTGGAGGGTCTGAGGTACAAATTGGACGACGCAACCAGGTTTCTGGCAAGTCTAACCGTGACTTTGTATAAGTCAGGTAAGCTTACTGACCAAGAGATTCTTGATCTACTGGATAGCTTCGAGAGGTACTAGTAATGCGCACCAAGATTCTCGTTCCAGGACACCTTTATAGGGTGCCGTATCTTGAGCACTCTGGATATCTGCTTGTTCGGTTCATCCGTCGATCGTCGGATATGGTGTCTCATCCACTCGAGTGGTCTGGTATCAACACTCAGGAACTCATCCGAGTATTGATCGATAGGACGGAGTACCTCAATGCTCTAGGACCATGCGAAGAGTCCGAGAACGCTATCTACTGGCTTACAATGGCCTTGTACGAGTATGAAGCTAGAGCCTGGAGGCGGAAGCAGCAGAAGTTGAACAAACGGGCCGACGCTCAGGCAGATGTCGATAGGGTTAACTCTACAAGGGAGTTCTATCGAGATGTACCTTTCACACCGCAGGAGATTCTTGACATGCGTGTAGGTCCCGATGGACATGTAATCATAGAGGGAAACCATGGGTAATCTGCGTGGTAAGGTAGTGGAGATATATCGCACGCCAACCATGATCGGCGTGTTGGTGAACGGTACAGCATACGACCCAGCAACCTTAATCGGTGCGCTTGCCATTGAACTGCATGCGCTGCGGTCTGCCCCCGCGAACGCTCGGGCGGTGGCAGAGAAGTGCGCGTGGCTGTGCGGCGAACTTGACGGCGGGGAGCCTGACCGCGACGAAGCAATCCGCGAGTGCATGGCGACGATCCGCGCCTACGCCGCCACCCTGCCGGACGCGCCGCAGCCTGCGACACAGCGGAGCAAGGCCGCGCACCACGCTGCGCATGGGCTGACTGCGGCCATGATCGACGCTCACTACCCAATCAGCCAGCACCAGCCGGACGAGTGCGAAATGTGCCACGCGCTCCATGAAATTGCGAAGGAGGCCATCGAAGCGTCCCTCTCGGAGACCGCGCCCAGCGGTACGGCGAAGGTGGAGGGGTGGAAGCTGGTGCGGGATTTCCCCACCGCCGAGCAACAGATCGCAGGAGTGAAGGCGGCAGGCGGAACACTTGCTGAGGGCTTTATCGTCGGCATCTACCGCGCCATGCTCGCCGTCGCACCTTTGCCAAAGGAAAGCGCATGAAAGCTCTTACTTGGAATGACTTGGCTAATCTCTATGATGCCAAACATAGTGGACGGCCCGCAAGAACTTTGCCAATGGACAAAGTATTTGAGTGGGCTGAGAAACAAACGGATAAGTTCATTGTATCTGAAGATGGCTCAATCAGTTTGTTACCTGCGCCTTCGCAGTCTGGCAACTCGCGCGAAGGAGGCTGACGTGGCACCAGGACCAGGATACGGCAGTTGCCTCCGCGTGGTGGAAACCAAGCCTGGCATGGGAACAGGTGAATCTCGATACCGCACGGCAGACGGTCGCTGGTGGCGTGAATGTCCGGCGACCGTGACCGACAGTACGCTCGGCCAAGAAGTCCGCTACCTGCACGGAGATCACCTATGCAATCGCCCATGAAACCTTCGCGCGAGTCCTCCAACAGCGAATCCCCCGAGCGCAGGCTGCTGCGGGTGGAGGATGCGTTGCGCCATATTCTTTGGATCAAGGAATGCGGCATCGACGGCAAGGATGAGCATGGCGTCTTTCGCAACTGGCCGGAGTCCGAACGCGACGCCATGTACCGCATAGCTAAAGAGGCTCTCCTCGCGCAGCCGGAGGGACAGAACAATGCAGCGGGGCAGGCAGGACGGGCCGAGGAAGGCTCACTGAACATTAAAGGCGTCGGCAAAGGTGAGCGCCTGCCTGTCCCCGCTGCGCCCGGAGAGAAGGACGGCGAAGGGCTGGTGGCACGGCTGCGGAAGAAATGCAGCCCAACCCCTAACCAACCTTTGCTTGACGGAATCGTGATGCTCATCAACAAGATGGGCGACGAAGCAGCCGACCGCATCGAGCAACTTGAGCGGGAGTTGGCGGAGGCGAACGAGCAGCGAGTGATGTGGCACCAGCGATGGAGCGAACACGAAGCTGCGCTCTCGCTGCGGTCCGCAAGAGGGGGAGCCCAAGAAGGTTTGCACTTATGGGTCCCGGCGGAGATATGCCGCGGAGACGAGCTCTGTTTGGCGAATATGCCCCGGGATCGGTACGTTTACGTCGCCCGAGGTTCTGAGATGTTCCGCTTTACGCTACCTGAGTTGCCGCCTCCTGATCCTACTGTAGGAACGGGCACGAAGAGTATCGACCGTATGTTACCTAACAAGGGGGCGAAGTGAAAGAGACATGTACTACGTGTGGGTTCCTACGTACGGATCCAAAGGGTATGGTTTGTATCCGTTTTCCGCCGACACTTGTGATAATGCGCACCCCGGAGGGGAAGCCCGCAGCCCAAGGTGGCTTTCCGCCTACAATGCCCGAGTGGGTCTGTGGTGAGCACAAACCCGTTATTATTGTACCGCGCTAGTTGACTATAGGAGAAGTAATATGGACATCTATGAATTTTCCAAGCGCGTCCACCAGACTGCCTGCGATCATGGCTTCTGGGATGGACAGGCAAACAAGGCTGAGAAGATCGCACTGATGCACTCCGAGCTCGCCGAGTGCCTCGAAGGGGTACGCAAGCCGGGTCCTGACAAGCATTGCCCCGAGTTCACACAGGAAACCGTAGAACTGGCGGATGCTGTCATCCGCATCCTCGACTACGTGTATCACTACGGCCTTCGTCTCGAGGAAGCGTTGGTCGCAAAGGCTACGTACAATGAGTCGAGGCCATACAAGCATGGGAAAGCGTTCTAGTCGGGCGACCATCATTTGACACTTGATGACCCATTTAGTTTGCCTGTATAATTGAATCAGGCTTGAGAAAGGAGTTCACCATGAGCAAGCCCGCTGTTCCTGTAGGCTCGCCAGTCCATGTGTTCGCAGTCGTAGCACCCGGAGCCGATCCCGCCTCTGTTCTGCTCGTCCCACACCTCATCAAGCTCGGCTGGAAGTTCGGCGATGTTCCCTTGGGGGATCTTATTGACCAAGTCCGGATGGTTGATGACCATCTGAAGGCCCTCGAGAAATGGGTCGAAGGGGCAAGAGGGGTTCTGAAGCAGAAGCTTCCTGTACCGGCTCAAGCAGGCGAAGAGACCGTGACGCCAGGAAGACTCTTCGAGGCGCACTACTCCAAATCGACCCGAACGGACATCGATCGCGACAAGGTCAAGACGTATTTCGGTGCGGAGTACCCGAACTACTGCAAGACCTCGGAGATTTTCACCCTCAAGATCGTACCGATCGCTCAGTCACCTGGTGTGGCTGGGTAACTCTCAATGGGCCCCCTACGCGGAATGAGCTACGGAGTCGCTGTGACGGCCTTAGGCCAAGCGTTCGTCACACTCGTCGGTAGCGGCGGCTGGGGGCCCTCCTAACTTCTATGGACAGAGCCAACGTGATTATGCATTCGACTTCGACTCCGACTCCGACTCGAAAGGGTCGGAGTTGCTCCGAGTGTGACTGTAGCTGGAATCTTCCTCCTAACTTCCAAGAGGTCAGGAGTGGGGTAACAGAGCTTCTTGTCTTCTGCTTACACCGGGATGCTCGAGTTGTAATGTCTGACGGCATATACCCTCGTCTCGCATCGATCGTTCGGGGATCTCGAGGACTCTGCGGTGCTGAGGCTCGGTGGTGGACTCCTGCAGTAGAACCTGTCCAGATTGGCGGAGTACCTCCGACTAAGAGGCAGCACAGTACCGAGTACTACAAACCCAAGCTGGCGACGAATCCATCTCGCCCACCACGCGAACCCTACAAGTTAGCCAAGGAGAAGGCATGACCGACGCAGAGAAGGTAGCAGCGATCAAGCAGCTCCTCCAGGACTATATCGACGGTTCGATCGAGACGACCCTCGATCTGGTTCGTGCCATCAGAGAGGTCATCATCAAATGAATGCCAACCTGAAGGAATCTGGCTTTGACAGTATTCAAGGCTTCCGCAAGATCGAGCAGGTTCGAAAGCGGGATGGAACTTTAGTCCCCTACGATTTCCACAAGATCGAGACCGCTATCTGCAAGGCGATGTACTCAGCTGTGGAAGCTCCGGATCCTGACAACGATTCGACGTTTGTCGCCCGGAACGTTCAATCGCAGTTCCAACGAGCCGCTACTCTGATGAAGGCGGTGAGTGTACCGGAAGTTGAGGCCATCCAGGATGCCATCGAGAGGGAGCTAATGCTCCAAGGCTTCACGGCAACTGCCAAGCACTTTATTTTGTACCGCGACGAGCGAGCTAGACTGCGAGCAGTAGAGACTGAGATCTCTCCGGAAGTCCGGAGTCTCGTCGAAAGTAGTCGGAAGTACTTCCGTAATCCCTTAGCGGAGTTCGTCTACTATCGGACGTACAGCCGATGGATCGAGCAGAAGAGTCGTCGTGAGACCTGGATCGAGACCGTCGAGCGCTACATGGCCTTCATGCGTTCTGAGATTGGTGGGACGCTGAGTGACAACGAGTACGACGAGATTTTCCAGGCTATCCTTCGTATGGAGGTGATGCCCTCCATGCGTCTTATGTGGTCTGCTGGAGTCGCTGCTGAGAAGACCAATGTCAGCGCTTTCAACTGTGCCTTCATTGCTCCGACGTGTTTCCAGGACTTTGCTGAGATCCTCTACGTTCTCGCCTGCGGAACTGGTGTTGGCTTCTCCGTTGAAAGCCGGAGTGTACAACAGTTACCGATGGTAGAGTTCCAGAAGTTGGAGCGGATTCTGCTCTACAAGATCGAGGACAGCAAAGAGGGCTGGGCAACAGCCCTCTCAATAGGAATGCGTACTTGGTACGGCGGTGATGATGTTCACTTCGACTATTCCCTGTTGCGCCCCGAGGGGGCTCGTCTTAGGACGATGGGTGGTCGGAGCTCCGGACCTAAGCCCCTTATGGATCTGTTGCAGTTTGTTCGTTCCAAGATCCTGAATCGCGAAGGTCGACGGCTCACCAATCTTGACGTCCACGACATCATTTGTAAGATCGGTGACTGCATTGTTGCTGGTGGCGTCCGGCGCTCGGCACTTATTTCCCTTAGCGACTTAGACGATACGGACATGAAGTTGGCCAAGCAAGGCCACTTCTTCATCTCCAACAACCAACGTCAGTTAGCCAACAACTCTGCCGTCTATCTCTCTAAGCCCTCTGCCGGGGAGTTTCTTCGGGAGTGGATGGCGTTAGTCGAAAGTAGGTCAGGGGAGAGGGGAATCTTCAATCGTGGTGGCCTCTTCGATCAAATTCCTCAGCGGCGGAGAGCAAACTGGCTTCAGTATGCCCATGCCAACAACGCGGCGGTTCTTTCCCAAATCGGAACGAATCCCTGCGGTGAGATCAATCTCCTCTCGAAGCAGTTCTGCAATCTAACCGAGGTAGTATGCCGTGCAGACGATGATTTTGCGTCGCTCCTCCGAAAGGCTCGTATAGCTACTATCCTCGGGACTTACCAGTCGATGCTCACCAATTACCCCTACCTCTCCGAGGAGTGGAAGGAGAACTGTGAGAGGGAGCGTCTGCTAGGAGTCTCGCTCACCGGCCAGTGGGATTGCGAAGTCGTACGAAACTCTAGCGTACTAGAGGGTCTACGTGAAGCCATTGTTGAGACCAACATCGAGTTTGCCAAGAAGTTCGGTATTAACCCTTCGACTGCGGTTACATGCGTCAAGCCCTCTGGCACTGTGTCTCAACTAGTTGATGCCGCTCCTGGGATGCATCCCCGCTACGCTCCTTACTACATTCGGCGAGTTCGTATTTCCTCCTCTGATCCCTTGTTCCGTATGCTCAAGGATCAGGGTCTCCCCTTCTTCCCAGATGTTGGACAGACTTTTGATTCGGCTTCGACATTCGTGTTCGAGTTTCCGGTAAAGTCGCCTGAGGATCACGACAAGGTCTACAATGGTACGCTCAATGCATTGGATCAGCTTGAGTACTGGAAGAAGGTCAAGAAGTATTATACTGAGCATAACCCCTCCGTTACTATCTCCGTAGGCGAGAACGAGTGGGTCGATGTTGGCCACTGGGTGTGGCAGAACTGGGAGATCGTCGGAGGATTGAGCTTTCTACCCAGAGAAGACCATGTCTACCAGCTCGCGCCCTATGAAGCAATCGACGAAGCTCGGTACACAGAGATGTGCAAGAAGTTCGAGGGGGTGGATTACAGCCGGATCGTGACATACGAGAAGGAAGACAACACCGAGGGATCTAAGGAGTTCGCCTGCGTTTCAGGAGCATGCGAAATCTAGTCGACGGGTTGTATCGCGTTACGACGCGGTACTTGTGTGCTGGGTTCGTCGTTGAGAACGGACGCATTATTAGGTGTGCCCCGATCCTTCGGAGGCGACTGGAGTACTGGGTAACTATAGCAAGGAGAGTGGGATGAGAGCGAGACCAAAGAAGCTACCAAGGATAGTGGATATTGCTCAGCGGAAGAAGTTCCAGGAGGCCCGTGACGCGATGTACCGTCAGGCTCCACTGGAGGCCTTCTTCAAGGGTATCCAAGCATTCATTCCTACCTTGGGGAAGAAGCCTGTTATTACTGCCGAAGAGGCAGTTCTGCAGGTGAAGAGAGTCCTCGAGGAGAAACCTCATCCTTGGAGGAGTCACCAGAAGTACTGGAGGCGTGCCGCGAACCAGAGTCGATACGGGAGGCGCAATGGACGATTCTATCAGAGTGCTTGATCACGGGTACGTTCGGCTCATCGAGACTTGGGGCTCGGACGAGGTAATCATCGAGGCTGCTCGGATGTCGACCCAGAAGGGCTTTCAGGGATGGGGTCCACGATGGAGATGTACTCTGTGCTTGTGCTTGTGGCGGAAGAACCCCGACGAGTCGTGGTCTCTATACGACCAAAACCAGAAGTCGTGTAAGCAGTGTGACAACAGTGACGATTTCCTGTTTGTCGTCAAGGAAGAAGCTGGGGACGAGAAGCTGTTGGCGTATCTCTACAAGCGCAAGCACATGACCCCATTCGAGATGGCTGGTGCGATCTTCGAGATCAAAGCGCCGATCATGGTGTTTCGGGAGTGGCATCGCCATCGGACGCAGAGCTACAACGAGATGTCCGCTCGCTACATTCCTTTGCCGAACGAGAACTATGTGCCAGATCGGAAGGATGTCATGGAGAGATCCCAGGCCGCCTATGACTCCAAGAACAAGCAGGCTCGCTCGGCTTCGGATCGTGTTGTTACTGAAGGGGAGACTCTGCAGTGGCTACACGATCTAGACAGCTACTACGAGAGGGGACAGCGCCTCTACGAGGAGGCCCTCCAACTAGGGATTCCTAAGGAGCTCGCCCGTTTGCCAGTTACCGTTGGGAGGTTCTCTGTGATGAGGGCCTCCGCGAACTTACGCAACTGGCTACAGTTCCTCGAGCTCCGGACAGCTCTTCAGGCCCAGAAGGAGATCCGGTTGTATGCCGAATCTGTTTGCTCTGTGCTCGAGCTGGACTTCCCCCGAACGATGGCACTCTTTGGGAGGTCACATGGTTCCTGAACCAGCATTTGACCATATTTTCTGGTTGTGGACAGCTGTTGTAGTCCTAGCTGTGTACAACGTAGTTGTTGTCCACCATACCGTTAGGACGATGGGAGCCTTTATGAGGTGGGCTAAAGTTGTGACCGATCATCTTCAAGGGCGGGACCCACTAAAGCCCCCACCTCCTGGTGTCCTATGAGTCCGGACAGCGAGATTGTTCTTCCGTCTGGTGCCTTTGCACACATACGTGTGCTAAAGGCTCGTGATCTCCTGGCAGCCCAAGCGGAGATGAAGTCGGACAAGGACAAGGACATAGTTGTTATACTGATTACACTCGGAGTGAAGATCGACGGGAAGAACCCTACGTACGATGAGGTCCTGGATATGGACCTCCGCGACTTTGTTGCCCTGCAGGCTAAGATAGGATCGTATCTCACGGGGCCCGTAACATCATAAGCCACTTGCTTACCCTCTAGGGGGTTCTATATAATAGGGATACTGCGAATTGCAGCCAACTGGAAACGGAACGGAGAACTACATGACGATCTACGTATGGAAGGCGAGCGGTGGTAGAGAGATCCCTGTTAGCCGTATGACGGACGAACACCTGATCAACGCTATCAACTGGTGCGAGAAGGATCGTCAATCCCACTACCAAGTCCCGAATCGGGAACAGCGGTCGGACGGCTACTTCTGGCTCCGCCAGGAGGCAATGAAGCGCGGCCTCCGCTGGCGCAACTACTCTGATCAGTTGCCGCTTCGAGATGGCGATCTAACTATTCGGCAGCGGCATCTGTCTGGTGACGAGGAGATCACCCCTCTCAGTTGGCTCATTGGCAAGCGGGTGTATCTCACTCTCAGCAAGTGGCGTCTCGGACCTTCGTCACAGAAGCGCGAGGTATCTGGCGAGGTGGAATCGATCGAGATCCATCACAGCGATATCGAGCCTCGTGAAGTGGCTCAGTATCAGTTCCCGACCTACGAGGACATCGCTCGTGGCTACGGCGGCAAACACCCCAGGGATCGCGACGAGAAGGAGATGCCGTTACGCGATCTGGCCCCCGGCGGGAAGTTCAAGCTCCTCCCAACCTCTACTCTGGTGATGAAGGGGAGCTCTCCTTCCTACATCTACATGAAGACAGTCCCAATTGGGATGATGGCCCAAGCATTGCGCGATCGCGGCTGTCGAATGGAGCACCTCTGGACGAGAGATGGGAACTTGAGTTCGGCGGACTCGACCGTCAGATGTCTTGTGGCCAATCTCGTTAAGGGGAGTACGTTCTTGATCCCGGCCGACGAAGTGGTGATGCACTACGAAGGTCATCGCATCGGCTAGTTTTTAGTACGTCCGAGCTCTGGCGGACGTTATAGTGTCCAGAGACGGTAGCCATACCGAAGAGGACGGAAGGAAATCTCTCGACGTGAATGGGCGATAAGTTTGACCGGGGCTTCCTCGCGACCAAATGGCTGGAAGAAACGGCGGACCTTAAACTCAGCACCGACGGTCTATGGTGCACCAAACAGGAGGTAACATGAAGAAACTTTGCATTTATCACGGCAACTGCGCCGATGGCTTTACCTCCGCGTGGGTCGTCCGGAAGGCTCTTGGCGAGGATGTCGAGTTCCATGTCGGGGTCTATCAGGACGCGCCTCCTGACGTGGAGGGCCGCGACGTGGTGATGGTGGACTTCTCCTACAAGCGTGCCGTGCTCGAGGAGATCAGAGAGCGCGCCGCCAGCGTCCTGATTCTGGACCACCACAAGACGGCCGAGGCCGATCTGCGTGACCTGCCGGGAGTGGTGTCCGTATTCGACATGAACAGGGCCGGGGCTCGCATAACTTGGGACCACTACTTTCCCAATCAGGAGCCTCCCCAACTGTTGCTACACGTCGAGGACCGCGACCTGTGGCGCTTCGCCCTGCGCAAGACGCGAGAGATTCAGGCGTCCGTGTTCGCCTACCCATACGAGTTCAAGGTGTGGGACTTCCTCATGTCGGCGGACTTGGAGCAATTGGCCGTCGAGGGCGAGGCAATCGAACGCAAGCACTTCAAGGACATCCGAGAACTGGTTGGCGTCGTGACGCGGCGCATGAA